GTTCTAATCCTCTCGACTAACGGGGCTCTTCTCACTTTAGGCCAGGGCTCGGGCGCTTGTGGGACGGCGGCGCTGAAGCGACGCGCGGGTAGTGAGTCGGCTGACTTGCAATAGGGCGGGGCGTGCATTAGGTTTGTTCATGTAGTTAGAACAAACCACGAAAGAGAAGAGCCCCTCATGAACACGAACCGCCCCGCCGCTACTGAGCCGGTCTTCGTCGTCACGTCTTCGGCGCCCGACGAGATCGAACTACCCGCCGCGATCGAAGCCGCGCTCGTCGCCATTCACGCCGACCTTCTGATTCACGGGCTGATCGCCGCCGACCCGCTGAGCCGCGACCAGGCGCCGAAGTTCCGCGTTCACCTTCGGCCCGAAGGCGAAGGCATCGCCGCCTTCTGGACTGACGGCAAGGGTCACGAGTGGCGGGTCGAGTTTCCTGACGCCGATCGCAACGTGACCGAGCTCGTCGCTTTCGAGTGGCAAGACCTCGTCGACGAGTACGGGCGCCCGATTATGGCAGGCGAGCAGAAGCTCGGCGGGCGCTGGCACACGGCGAGCACCATGACCCGTATCGCCCGCGTCGCCGTCGAGCGCGCCGGGCTCTAGCAAGCCCCTAGCCGGGGCGGCGCCCGTCGCCCCGGCTTTCCCCTTCGAACTACACGAAAGAAGCAGATCATGACCGCTCAGACCCTCACGCCCGCGAACCGTACCGACGCCCTGCACACTCTCGGCGCCGACGTCTCGAAGGCGAGCAACGCCGCCCAGGCGATGCAAGTCGCTAACCTTGCCGGATGGAATGTCCGCAAGACGCCGCTCACGACCGTAGCGTCGATCGAAGTCGGCGGCGAGCCGATTAGCTTCGAGCTCGAAGTGCCGGGCAAGTTCGCCACGGTGCGCACGAATCCCGAGACGGGCACGCCCGACGTGCTCGGCGTCGTCGGCAACACGTATAAGCCGCTTCAGAATGAAGAGCACTGTGACATTCTCGACGCGATCGTCGACTACTCGGGCGCTAACTTCGAGTCAGCCGGGGCGATGCGCGGCGGGCGCGACGTCTTCGTCAGCATGAAGCTCAACGAGCAGATGCTCGTCGGCGGGCTCGACCCGATCGACCTGTATCTCGCGGCGTTCAACTCTCACGACGGGTCGTCGAGCTTCAAGCTCGCCGTGACGCCCGTGCGGGTCTTCTGCTCGAATCAGCAGGCCGCTGTTATGGGTAACGCGAAGTCGAGCTTCAGCGTGCGGCACACGGTCAACGCCCGGTCGATCGTCGCCGAAGCCCGGCACGCGCTCGACCTGACCTTCGCTTACTCGACTGAGTTCGAAGCCGCCGCCGAGCGCCTCATAAACGAGACGATGACCGACGCCGCCTTCAGCGAGATCATCCGTAAATGGTGGCCGGTCGGCGACGACGCCGCGAAGGCGGTCGTCACCCGCAACGAGAAGAAGCTCGACCGGCTCGAAGAGCTCTTCAGCCAGGCCGACACGAACGCGAACATTCGCGGGACTCGTTGGGCCGCTTACCAGGCTGTAACCGAATACGTCGACCACTTCGCGCCGACGAACCTGAACGGCGAGAAGAGCATCGCCGCCGCCAGGGCGACGCGGGTGCTGACCGGCGCGACCGCGCATGACGTGAAGAACTACGCCTTTCAGTCTTTGCTCAGCATGAGCTAAGCGGGCAGGGGCGGGCGACTGACGGGTCGCCCGCCCCTATCCCGGCACTACCTAACCGCTGTACCCTGCGAATCCCTCACAACACGAAAGAGAGCCCCACAATGAGCAAGCTAATCGAGAAGCGAATCGCGTCAGCCACGAGCAAGCTGAACGCCGCATATCCCGGCCTGAAGATCAGCCTGACCGATCTCGGCGCGGGCGACGCTGACATTCGGCTCGTCGCGAAGCACGGGCGCGCGACCGTCGCCGACGCCACGCTTGACCGCTCCTTCGGCGTGCGCGAGCTCGTCGCTGAAGGCGAGCAACTGATCGCGACTTCATTCGGCATGGCGCCCGCCGCCGAAGAGCAGGATGACGAGACGGCGCAGGGTCGGGCCGCTGAAGACCCTGAGCCCCTGCTCGCCGATACGTCGCCCGACGAAGACGAGATCGACGCTGAGATCGTCGGCGGCGACCCGCGTGACGACGTCATCGACCAGGGCTTCGCCGCCCGCATGGCTGAGCAGGTCGACCGCTCGATCAGCCAGGCGATGCACGGTACTCGTCATGGAGTGCTCGCGCTGAACATCGACGTCGCGGTCAGGTTCGTCGACCTTCAGACGGCGCACGTCTTGATCTTCGGCGGCGACCGGCTGAGCGTTGCCACGACGCAAGAGCTTGCCATTCACGCGATCGCTGAGCTCGTCGGCGACTTCGCGTCGTGGGGTTATCTGAACTCGTGGCAAGAGCCCGGCAAGCACGCGGTCACGGTTCAGATGCGTCGCTTGTCCTGACCGGCGACCGGGCGGGGCGGCTTGCTTCGGGTGAGCCGCCCCGCTAGGTTTGTTATTGCACTTGTATCAATCCCTCATCTCTCATCGAAAGAAGATCATGACCGCAACCATGCACGAGACGAAGACCACGATCGCGCCGACGAGCGAGACGTTCGTGACCGCGACCGCCGCCGACTGGCTCGCCGCCCTTGCTCTCATCGACCCGCTTGTGAAGCGCCCCGCCGTGCCCGTGCTCGGCGGCGTCGTCATCGAAGTCAAACCCGACGGCTTCGTCGAGCTCGCCGCAACAAACTACTCGTCGACCGTCACGACGCCGCTCGGCAACCTGCTCGGCTCGGGCGGCGCGGCCCGGTGGCTCGTGCGGGCGCGTGAGCTCGCTGACACAATCAAGACGGTCGCCATGAAGCACAAGAGCGCCGTCATCCGGGTCACCCGCGTCGAGTACGCCGACCGCGACCTGACGCTCGTCGAAGGCAACGGCTTCGTCATCCCGATCGACAACCTGCCCGTCGCCGAGTATCCGCCCCTGCCGAAGCTCTCGAGGCCGACCGCCGTGCGCCTGAGCACTGACGTCTTCAGAGACGCCGTTGAGCGCACGATCGTCGCGTCGAGCCAGGATGACACACTGCCCGTCTTGTGCTCGGTGAACTTCACGGCTGAAGGCGATGAGCTCAGGCTTCAGTCGACCGACCGTTATCGGCTCGTCTTCTCGAAGGCGCCCGCCCAGGTTCGCACGCCCGTCAGCTTCATCTTGCCGATGATGCTCCTGCGGCAGTACACGCGCTACATGACCGGCAAGGCGGTCAGCATCATCGTCGATGAGTCGTCGGTGAAGTTCATCTTCGAGCGGTTCACGCTGATCGCCCAGGCGGTCGACGGCGATTACCCGAAGCTCGCGCCGCTGATCGCTGACGCTTACCCGAATACGGTCAGGCTGAATCGTGTCGAGTTCGCCCGAGCCGCCCGCGTTGCCCGGTCGCTGTCGCCCCGCTCGTGGGGTCAGGTGCGGGTCAGCGTGAGCCGCACGGGCGTCAGTGTCACGCCGACGCTCGAAGGTACTGACGAGTTCACTCGCTCGCTCATGAAGGCGCCGTTCATCCCGGCGCTGACGACCGGCGACGAAGTGATAGGCGACTACGCCTTCAATCCCGTCTACCTGCTCGACGCGATCAAGGTGCTCGAAGCCGACACGATCACGATGAGCTTTGGCAACCCGAACAAGCCCTTCGTCTTCACGAACGGGGCGACGGTCGCTGACGCGGGCGCCGATACCCATATGCGTTATCTGCTTATGCCTGTCCGCATGGGTAGCTAGAGAAGTCCCGAGTTTAGAAAGTAGAATGTTGGAATGGCTACTACAAAGCTTCTAGGGTACGTCGAGCTTGCCGAGCTTCTCGGCATCTCGGTCGAGAGCGCGCGCACGTACAACGGGCGGGCTCAGCTTCATCGCCGTCAGGCCGAAGAGACGGGTGACGCTTCGCTCATCCGGCCCGGCGACCTGCCCGCGCCCGACCAGGTATTCGGCAAGTCTCCCGTGTGGGAAGAGAAGACGATCGACCGGTGGCTGAAGAACCGGCCCGGTCAGGGCGTCAATCTCGACACGAAGTCACTCCCGAAAGTGAAGCCGCGAACCTAGCCGACAACGCACAGAAGCGCCCCGCTCATCTCGATCGAGCGGGGCGCTTCTTTGTGCCCTAGTCGAGCTTGTTCAGGTTCGGGTCGAACTCGTGCGCGCAGTTCGGGCAGATCACGACCGACGCGGGCTTCAGGTCGGCAGGCCCTTCGTCTTCGATGCCGCCGCCGTTGAGCGCGTCTTCGAGATCGGCGAGCTCGTCAGCCGTCCAGGCAGTGCCCTCGAAGTCGTCGTCGAGCTCGTTGAGTAGCTCGATGAGCTTCTCGTTGTCGTACGTCGACCCGTCGCTCGTCTTGTTGTCGGCGAGATTGATCTTCAGCGCGGCCCGGTCGTCAACGTCGACGACGACGCAGGGGAAGCGGGTAAGCCCGTATCGCTCTTTGCCGACCTTGAAGCGGTGATTGCCGATCAGGATATAGCCGGTCGACTTCTGGACGGTCAGCGGGGCGAAGAAGCCATTCTCGCCGATGCTCTCGTCGATCGCGTCTTCGTCGCCCTTGCGCGAGTTGCCAGGGTAGAACGCGAGTTCGGCTTCGGGCAGGTATTGAATCGTCAGGTCGTGCTCGACGCGGGGCTTCTTCTTCAGGGCGGCGGCGAGCTTCGGCAGGTCGCCCGCTTCGATGACTATCGGCTTGCTCATGCGAAGTAGTCCTTTCGAGTTTTGCCCGGCCCGCTCGGCGTCGTAACAGTGACAGTCCATAGCCCGAGATAGAGCACGGTCTGACGTTCGGTCGCGTGCGCGCCCCAGTGTTGCCACGACGCGCCGATCAAGAAGTTGTCGAAGCCCTTCTTTCCATACTCGGTGCGGCCTGCGTTCCATGCGCCTACGATCTTCATGCTTTCCTTCGCTTGCGGGTCTTGATACGGATTGTCTCGGGCACGGCTTTCACGATGACGGCGGCTTGCCGTTCGGCTGAGCGGCGGTCAGTCAGGTGCGCGGCAGTGTCCCGACCCGGTTCGGTCGGGTCGATCACCCGAGCCAGGTGCGAAGGGTATCCCTCGCTACTCAGAAGCGGCAGGCCGCGAGCGTTCGGTCGGTCGCCGATCTGATAGGCGAAGGCAGGGGCGTCAGGCAGGCTCTCGTCGCTCGGGCGAAGCGAGACGAGTGCTACTGACCCGGCGAGCTCGCGGGCGCTCTCAGCGGCTCTCAGCGGCTCGCGCGTGACGCGCTTACGGGCAGGCCGGTCGATGATGCCAGCGTCGACGAGTTGCTTCACGGTCGCGCGCAGGGCGGCAGGCCGGTCATCGCTGAGCGTGAGCGAGACGTCGATCGTGCGGGCATACGCTTCGAGCGCGATGCCGACCGCGATCGACACGACGTCGGGCTCGTGGAAAGCGAGCGCCGCTTCGCCGAGTTCGAGCGCCCCGGCGCCCTGACAGACGACGCAGTCTTCGGCGACGAGCTTCGCGTGACGGACTGAGCAGGCGGGACAAAGACGCTTCAAGATTCTCCCCAGGTGAAGGCTTGTTATCAGTGTCCAAACTAGCACGCGGGAACAACGAAGCCCCGAACCGTGGGGGACGGCTCGGGGCTTCGGGTCTTGTCGTCTATCGCATAATGCAATCACGATGCGGCGTCGTGTGGTAGCCGAGTATCGGCTCGCAACGGGGCGGCTCGGGCGTGGCGGGCTCTTCGGTCAGCGGCCCGCCTGCGTCGTACGTGCCGCCGAGCGCGGCTTCGAGCATCGCCGACTTGATGCCGTCCATAATCTTCTGCCCGTCGACCACGTAAAAGACGGCGTGCTCTAGGTCAGCGTGAATGATGACGCATGAATGAGCGGGGTCATACTCGACCGTAAACTCTTCGCCGTCTTTGTCGGTGAACTTCGCGTGCGTGCTCATTCGCTTCTTTCGTGTTGTTCGGGTGTTGTCGGGTCGTCTTGTCGATGCACTCTGATCTCGCGGGCGAAGCCGAGCCAGGTGAGCAGGCCGCGCACTTTGGTCGTCTTCGAGAAGCCGAGCCGTTGAGCGGTGAGCACGAACGCCGCCAGGTCGTCGAGATCGAGCTCTTTCGTGCCGGGCTTCGGTCGTTGTGTGAGCTCGGGCAACGCGGCGACGATCTTGCTCGGCTCGCTCTCTTGTATCCAGATGCGTTGAAGGTCGTTGTCGAGCGCCGGGTGCCGCGTGTAGACGTGCCCCGATTCGGCTTCGACCATGACGGGGCGGGCGAGCCAGTTGATCGGCAAGCTCATGCCGTCCAGGTGCCCGCCTACGAAGTAGTCCATCTGCTGAGTCGGCTCACTCATAACGGCGCCAGAGAGTGAAGAGCAGGCGCAGGGCTTCGCCGATCTGAACGCCTGCTTCGCGCAGGCACTCACCCGCCCACGCGAGCCGGGTGCGCCGGTCGATGCGCGGCCCGCGAAGCTCAGCGGCGAAGGCTTCGAGATCGCGCTGACAAGCGTCGCTGTCGGCGGTCGACACTTCGAGAGCGACGTGCCTGCCGATCATCTTCGACTCTTCTTCGGCGAGCCACTTCGCCATAGGCGAGTCAGACGGCGGGCGCCAGTTCGACGGGGCGTCTCGCTCGGCAAGCCAGTCGGCGCGCTCGATGAAAGTCTTCTTCATCCAGTGCTCGGGCTCGATGCCGCCAGGGGAGAAGCCGAAGGGCGTCTTGTGGCGCGCGAGTATCTCGGCGTCGGTCGGGCCGAACTCGACGTGAGGGAACTTGACGGCGGGCGCCAGGTGCGGCAGTGAGTTCATGAGATCGCCGACGAGATCACGCGGCACGGTGACGTCGTCGCCGACCTTGAACGTCGGCAGGGGCGCCGGGCGAGTGAAGCCTAAGAGCGCGCCCTTGCCAACGACAACGACGTCGCCCGGTTCGGCGAAGGTCTTCAGGTCGGGCAGGTCGCGCATCGCTTCGTCGACTTCGGCGTCGGTCATGGTCGGGCCGGTCGGCTCGTCGTCGGCGTACTTCTTCGCTTCTTCGCCGTCGGCGGCGGCAAGGTAGGCGAGCAGATCGGCGTCGAGCCGCTTCAGCCCGGCGTCGATCTGCTCGTCAGTGTGGCGCGGTAGCACGACGGCGGTCGGGCGCCAGAAGCCGAGCAAGCCGCCCCGGTAGAGCTTGCGCGGGGCGGGGCTCGCCGGGGCTTGCGTGAAGACGTTCACGGGCGACACGGTCGGCGGCAGGTCGTCGAGCAGGATACCTAGCGTGCCGGTGAACGGGGCGGCGCCGGTCGTGTCGCCTGACCATACGGCAAGGTCGCCGGGCTTGCCGGGCTCGTTGTGCGGGATGCGTTCGAAGCCCCGGTTCGCCAGGGCGCCGCTCTTCCACCACTCAGCCGCCGTCGCCGAGTTCGCACGGTACGGTGTGCCGGTCAGGTGCTCGACCCAGGCTTCGGCCAGGGCGGGCGACTGCGCCCCGAAGTGATCGCCGATCGTGAGCCCCGTGTGTTCGAGCCTGAAGTCGTCGAGCTTCTTCGCCACGTAGCCGGGCAGAAGGTCAGTCTCGGTCATGGTCTTCTTCTTTCGTTTCGAGTTCGATCGTGACGGCGCGGGCGGTGCGCCCGAGCCGTCGCCCGGCGTCTTCGGGTGAGACGCCGAGCGATAACAGATAGCGAAGGTCGTCGCTCATCGGTGGCTGAAGGCGATCAGGGTCGTCGACGACTGAGTCGCCTGAGCCGCTTCGGGGTCGGTGACGAGCTCGCCGGTCAACTGCCCCGGCTTGATCTTGATGACGGTTTGCTGACGCATGACGTCGCGGTGCGCGGTGATCTCTTCGCCGTTGCTGAGCGCCGTGCGGGCGTCGAAGTCGGTTATTGCGATCTCGGTCACGCCGAGCTTTCTCATGAGCACGGCGGTCAGCATGAGCCCGCCGATGCGGTCTTCGGTCGTCATCCGTGGAAGTCCTTTCTTACTTCGAGTTCGTGCGCGGCGCCGATGAGTGCGCGAAGGTCGGCGGTCGTGAGCTCGGCGAAGTTGCGGCTCATGACGACGTCGGGGTCGATGCCGCGCATGCGCTCGCCTTCGGCCAGGAAAGCGAGCACCCGCTCGGCGGCGGCTGACGGGTCGCCAGGGCTCGGCTTCTCGCGGTCGACTGCCCGGCGTAGCCTGATCGTCGCGTCGACCGTCAGCGGGTCGCCTGCGCCCTTCAGGTCGAGCGTCATCGCCACCGACTCGACCGTCGCCGCGAGCGCCGCCCAGCGGCGATGATTCGCGAACGCGGCTTGCTCGGCGATCGAAAGACGTTCGGTCAGATCGTCGACCTTCGCATAGAGCTCGGGCTTCGTCGGCTTACGCATCGTCAGCGCCGAAGATGAGCGGCTTGATGATCGCGAGAAGTCCCATCTCGTCAGTGTCCCACCCGAGCGCCTTCGAGTTGCTCATGAGTGCGCCCGTGATGCGGTTGCGTTCGGCGCCGACCGCCCGCCCGATGATCTCTTCGTGCCGCTCGGCGGGCGTCTTGTAAGTGCCGTCGATAAGCTCGGCGACCGTTGCCAGGTCGAGAGCTTCGACGATCTGCGTGCGCATAGTGCGGGCGTCGGCGTCGAGCGCCCAGCCTTCACGCGCGGCCAGGGTTAGGAACGCGACCAGGTTCGCGGTTCGCTGTTCGTAGGCGAGTGCGAGCGTGCCTTCAGCGGCGGCTCGGGCGACGTCGTCTGATGACGGGGCGCGGTCTTCGGGTTCGAGCCGCATCGTCGCGTCGGCAAGGTGAGTGTTTGGCATGGTTGCCTTCTTTCGGTTCGTGAGGGGTTGCGGCGTCGTGACGCCTATAACAAAGCTTAGCCGACGCGGCTGAGCCGGTCGTGCAAGTGCCAGCGTTCGACACGGGCGAGCGTGACCAGGCAAGGGGCGTTCGGCAGGCGGGGCTTGTGCATCGTCTTGCATGACGCGCAGGGCTTCGTCTTGACCGAGTTGCCGCCCGCCGTGCGGGTCACGCCGCACGACGGGCAGGTCGCCCGAGCAGACGGGGCGAAGCGGGGCGTCTTCACGAGTGATACCCGCTCACGATCTCGAAGGGCACGAGCGCCTTCTGCTTCGCGTCGACGAGCGCGCCTTCGCTATCGCTTGCCCAGTCGACGAAGAACGCCTTGCCCTTCATGAGCGGGTGCGCGTGCTGAGCGATCTTCACGCCGACCGACCCGCGCCCGCTGTCACGTACCCAAAGATTCGGGATTGCGGCGACGTTGTTCATCTGATTGAAGACGACGGTGAGTTTCTTCAAGGGGTGCTTCTTTCTTCCAGGGTGAAGGGCGGCGCCGGATTGACGCCGCCCTAGTGAGTGAGCTTATTCGTTGTCGGCCAGGTACTCAGCGACCATCTCGTCGAGCCGCTTCTGAATCTCGCGCTTCGCGTCGCGGGCGAGATCGTAGGCGCCGATCGCCGGGCCGAAGAAGCTCTCGATCTTCGACCCGTCGTTGAACGTGGTTCGGGCGACGATGAGCTCGCCGGATTCGTTGAGCGTGACGCTAATGAAGGTGACGAGCTCGACGCTCTTGAAGGTGCGGCGAAGGCGGCGTTCGAGCATCTCGGCTTTGTGGTTCAGGGCTCGGCGGTTCATGAGTGGCTCTTCTCGCTGTAGGGGTTTACGGGGTCGGGGTCAGTGTCAATCAGGTCGGCGCCAGTGTCGAGCCCTTCGCGCCAGGCGAGCGCGGCGACCCGGCGCAGTAGCGCCAGGCGGTCGCCCGCGTCTGCTTTGAGCAGGTGCTCTAGGTGAGCTTCGAGCTCGATCATTTAGAGCCCCTTCGTGAAGTCGGCGACGTCGATGCCGTCGTCGGTGCGAAGAGCCATATCGAAGCGGGCGAAGAAGTCGCAACGGGAGTTCGCGAAGCCGAACTTGATGTTCGTGCCCTTGACTTCGACTGATGCGATCGTGCCGTACGTCTTGCCGACCTGAACGCGGTCGCCTGCTTCGAAGTCGGCGGCGAGCTTCTTCGGGGCGGCTTCGAGTGCGGCCAGGTAGGCGGCGAACGCCTTCGAGCCTTCGGCGGTCAGTACGTGCCCGGTGCCCTGACAATCGAAGCAACGACCGGCGTCGACGTGACCGTACTTGACGATCTTGCCTTCGCCGTCGCAACGGGCGCAGTCGATGATGGGAAAGCCGAGCTTGTTGTGCTTCGTCATTTCGGGGCTCTTCTCTTTCGGGGTTTGTTCAACTTACTAGAACAAACTAACACAAGCGGGAGAGCCCGACAACTTGCGAGTCAGGCGAGTCGCGCGATCGCGTCGAGCACCACGTCGACACACTCTTCGCGTTGTACCTGATGAACCGTCAGGCGGTGATGCCGGGTGATCGAGAAGCCCGCCAGGTTCAGCGCGGCGACAGCGGCCCGGCGTTGCTTCATGCGGGTCACGGTCGGGCAAGCGAGCTCGTGTCGTTGCGCGCTGTAGGCGCTAAACGAAGGCGCCCCGCACGGGCAGACGTGCGGGGCGCCGGGTGTTGTTCGATCAGTCATGACGCGAGCTTAGCGCGTGACCTGCGTCACTACATGAGGCGCGCTCGATCAGCGTTGACCGACCGGGCGATCTGCGCGAACATCGCCGGGCTCGGGCCGCCCTGCGCCGCGATGTTCGGCGTGAAGCCGATGACCGACGAGCCCTTGCTCATGTTGACGACGATGTTGCCGGGAATGTCGCCCGCGAGCTCGACCGCCTGATCGGCGATGCTCTCAGCCCTGCCACGGGCGCCGCCCGCGATGCCGTCACGGCGCCGCTTGCGCCCCGTGCGGGACTCGCCCCGGTTCCCGTAGCTATCGGGACGCTTGTCGGCGTGTAGCTCGTCAGGCCCGGTCGTCTCAGCGGGGATGACCAGGGCGTCGAGTTGCGTCTCGCGGTCGCCCTGCTCGGGCTCTGACTCGTGCGTATGTGGCACTGCCTGATGAACGCCCGGCGCTACCGTATGCCGCTCATAGCAAGCATTGCCGAGCTTCGCGTCGGTCGCTTCAGGGTAGGCGGCTCGCAACGCTTCGACGTACTCGGGCGCGAGATGCGGATTGACCGGGCGCTCGTCGACGGGCACGGCGGCGCAGTAGTCGTTGTAAGCGTCGATCTCAGCCTGAGTCAGCGAGCGCATCGGTAGCTCGGCTGACTCGTGCTTGTCGAGCCAGGTCTTGAAGCGGTCGGCGTCGCTGAGCGTCTGATGGGGCGTCAGGTCGCGCCCCTTGCCGAAGTGAACGGCGGCGGCGAGAGCGGCTTGCGCGTTAGTGGTCATTGTCTTCTTTCGGTTCAGCGACGAGCCCGTATGGCTTGCCGGATTCTTCGGGCTTGCATCGGGTCAGGTAAGAGCCCTTGCCGAGCTCGTGAGTGTAGCCGGGCAGGTCAGCGCCGGTCGGCACGATGACCCGGCCACAATGCCGACAGCGGGTCGGCTTCGGGCGGCGGCGAATCTCGTGAAGGTCAGCCGCGACGTCCGGGTCGCCCACTTCATCCCAATCGACGAGCGAGATGAGCCCGCCAGGCATGCCGGGCAGGTTGCGCGTCGCGATGCCGTCGCCGCTAATCGGCCAGTCGTCGCCACTCTTGACGAGCCCGCTGACCTGCCCGCCCGAGACGTCGGGCTTTCCGCCGACCCTCATTCGAAGATCACGCCCTGAAAGTTGCCGCGCCCCGGCCCGCTCACGTCTTGCCAGTGCCAGGCATGCTCGCCACAGTTGCCGCCGCACGGGCTGATTCTGAGCCACCCGACGCGGGCGTTCACGAGCAGGCGGGCGAAGTAGTTCGCGGCGTCGAGCTTGAAGGATTCGCGCCAGTCTTCCCGGTCGGGGTCGTCGTACCATGACGGCTGTAGCGGGGCGGTTATGTCTTCCATTTCGCACACGTCGACGGCTTCGACGGCGAGCCTAATCGCTTCGGTCGGGTCGGTCGTGCCGCGCACCATGAAGCCGCCCTCGCTGAAGGCATGCACGGCGGTCTTCGGTCGCTTGCTCATGACTCGGCCTCTTCGGGTTCGATGTAGACGGCGGCGACTTGCCAGCGGTCACGGCGGCGCCCGTAGGCTTGCCGCTCTTTGTAGAGCTCGATCTGCCCTTCGGCTTCGGCCCGGTCGTCGAGAAGTTCGGTCAGCCCGTCGACCAGGTACGGGGCGCCGCCTGCCTGATTGAACTCGACGACGGTGAAGCCGACGAGTTGGGTCATCGGTTCGTCGCCCGCGTTCATGCGGTTCATGAGTTGCTCACTTTCTCGATTGTCCATTCGGTGCCGTCTGACCAGTTGAGCGGGCGCCAGGCGATCGAGCCCCGCCCTGCCTGCTCGGCAGCGGCGCGCTCTTCTTCATTCCAGGTTTCGCCGCCGTAGTTCCAATCAGGGCGCCCGGCGCGGCGGTCGGGGAAGAGTCGATTGATCTCGGCTTTCGACGCGGCGAGCGTAACGACGCGCGTCTGCTTGCCGTTGCGAAAGCCGCCCCACCCGTAAACCTTCAGGGGCTTCGGCGCGCTCATCGGGTGCCGCCTGAGACGCGCTGAGCGGCTTCGAGCCTGAGCTCGGCGAGCGTCATGCCGTCGTTGCGGGCCAGGGTGACGCGGTCGGCCCGCTCGGGCGCCTGCGCCCGCTTGACTGCCCGGTATGACTTGATCGCGCGGACGATCGCGTGAAGATTCCAGATGAAGCGGTAGCTGTAGTCGCTGAAGTCCCACTCGTGCGAGTCGCTGAAGGTTGCGCCCCAGTGCTCGAAGTCTTCGACTGCCTGCCGAAGCCGGTCTTCGCCTTGCTCGGCGACGTTGACGAGTTCGTCGATCTCTGCCCAGTAGGCGAGCGGGTCGGCCAGGTAGTCCCACGATTCGCGCAGTTCGGTCGCGTGCTCGCGTATGACGCGCTCGGCGACGGCGGTCGAGTAGACGCGGGCGGGAGAGTCGGGCGCGGCGGCTTCGAGCTTCTCAGCCCAGTAGCCGGGATTTATCCAGTTCCCGGCGCGACTGTCGTCGACGAAGAAGTCGAACATATCGTCGAGCCGGGCGAAGACGTAGGCGCCCATATCGCCGCGTACGGTCAACTGACCGGGGCTTGTGATGATCTCGTGCCAGAACTCGCGAGCGCCGGGCGCCTTGATGAGCAAGTGCCGGTAGAGCCCGGCGTCGTGCTTGATCGTGAGCTCGTGGTCGGCGACGTCGGCGGCGAAGTTCGCCAGGGCTCGGGTTTCGTTGCTCATCTGACTAGTTCCCTTCGCGAGTCGTGACGGCTTCGACGGGGAAGGGCAGGGCGAAGAAGCGCCCCTTGCCGTCGACGAAGACCGGGCACTTCCCGACGGCGAGCTCGGGCTCGCGGGCGAAGTCGTCGGCGAGCAGGGTCACGACCTGCTTGCCGCCGTCCTGAAAGCCGATCAGGTGCTCGGCGTCGTACATGCGGCGCATGAGGTCGTCGACCTTGAAGCCGTCGGCCTGAATGACGATCGGGTACGGGCGCGACTCGCGCACGTCGTACTCGCCGCTCTCGGTGTTTGCCTGTTGGATGATGAAGCTCTTACTCATGAGTGTCTCGCTTTCGTGATGAGGGGTTAGGCGGCGCCCGGTCGAGCGCCGCCCGGCTGAACTACTTGCTTGCCAGGTTCGCGGCAATGCGCGGGTCGCCCGGCGCGAAGACCGGCTTGTGCTTGCGGAAGTATCCCGACGACAGTACGGCAAGGTAGCCGCCGCAAGTCGGGCAGACGTCATAGCGTTCGGCGGGGTGCGGAGCCTTGACGTTTTCGCACTTCGGGAGATTCTCGGTTGCCTTGCTCATGACGCCTACCTTCGTTTCGGAGTTTGTTCGACTAACACGAACAAACTAGCACGACTTTCGCCACACTTGCACAACGACACGATGCGGCCCGTTCGGCCAGAGCCGCCGCATATCCGGCCCGTCGAGCATCTCGTCACGGTCGTCAGGCAAGAGCCCCGCCTTCACGAAGCCGTCGATGATGCCCTTAGCCGTCGGCTGAAGGTTCGACACTTCGCGCCGCACGTTCGTCGGAAAGCGGGTATAAACCACGATGCGCGCCCAGGGCAGGGGCTCGACAGCCGCTCGCCTGACTGCCGCCGCGCCGAGCTCGACCCATAGCTGAGTGCGCTTGACCTTGTCGGGCTGAATCTGCCGCTTGCCAATCTTGACCGTCGGATAGCGATCATTCGCGCTCATCCTGCTCGCCTGCCAGTCGATGAGCCTGACGTCGACGTCGAACTGCGCATGAAGCTCAACTTCGAACGGATCGGGGTCAAGCCGTGGAAGGCGATCTAACGGCTTCAGGGGTGCTCGTGGGGTGATTGCCTTGCTGGGGCTCTTTGCGCCAGCGACAGCCTTGCTCGGGCGCTTGCGGCGGGCGGTTTGTGGTCGAGTGCGTGCGGCGTCGTGTTGCGTGGTCATTGTTTGGCTTTCCGTGCTCGGCGCTTGATGGTCTGCGGGTGCGGGTTGCGGGCGTTGTATTCGGCGATTTCTCGGGTCGCGGCGAGTAGGCGGGCTTGCCCCAGGTGTTCGGGTTCGTTGCGTCCGCGTTGCCGGTCGGCTTGTGCCCGGTCGGCTCGGTCGTTTTCTTCGACGATGAGGGCGGCGAGCGTGCTATGCGTCGTCGTCATGGCTGTACCGTTCGCCTTCGGCTTGCCGGGCCGCGATTGCTTCGGCGCTGAACTCGTCGTCGGGTGCCAGGGCGTGCCGGGTGAGCATCGAGTCGGCGAGATCGTTGAGCGCGTCGTTGACGGCGTTGCCCGTGTGATTGGCCTGCGGGACTCGTTGGGTGCGGGCGAGCTCGTTGAGCCGGTGTTGTTCGCGGGCGTTCGTGATCGTGGTCAGGTCGGCGTCGGTGAGCTCGTCGGGTGCGTGCCGCATTTTGCGAAGAAGCTCTTCGTGTTCGCGCTTGCCCTTCTCGAAGTCGGCCTTGAAGCGGTTGCGCCAGTGCTTCGGGTCGTCGTTGGGATGCCGCACTACTGCCTCACGCGAGTCAGATGAGTCACTCTTGCGCAGTAGTCGGGACTTGCTCGGGTCGTCTTCATTCACGACGCCGGGAAAGACCACGAGCGGGGCGGGGCGCTCGAAGGGGTGAACGATCGCGATGAGCGGGTGCCCGGCCAGGGCGTGAGCGACTGCCTGCTCGACGAAGGCGCCGAAGCTCTCTTGCTCGCGGTGCGCGCCGATCAGGTTCACGATCTCAGCCTTGACCCAATCGGGGCGCATGAGTGCCAGCGTGGCGGTGAGTGCGACGGCTTCATCTTTTGAGAGCTTCATGAGGGGTTCGGCTCGCTTTCTGCGCGGTGCTCGCGCGTTAACTTTCTGGACGATTCGAGTTGAAAGTTGATCGTTGGGGGTTGTGGGTTGTGGGTTGTAGGTTGTGGGCGACAGTTTCGGGCAAGCCAGCGTCAAGCCAGCGTAAGGGTAAGGGTAAGGGTCAATCGACAGTTTCGGGCAAGCCAGCGTCAAGCCAGCGTCAAAGAAAATTAGGGGTTAGGTTTAGCTATATGTATATAACAAAGTGACGTTGTCAAGTCGTCTCGCATCGTGGTCAGACGGTCGTCGGCCAGGGGTCATCGACCGGCGCTTCGGCGAAGCCCTGAGACGCCCGCTCGGCCTGCTCATCGGTCACGAAGGGGTCGATTGATTCCCGCATGAGCACGTCAGCCATGAGCTCGTGCGTCCAGACTTTCAGGTCAGGCATCTCAGCCTTCAGCCGCCGAAGCTCATGCACGATGACGCCCCTGAGCAACCTTGACGCCGTCGCCGTGTAGGCGTTCGCGGCGCTGACCATGAGGTTGTGTTGCTTCCAGAGCTCATCGTTGCGGATATAGGACCGGACAAGAATCTCTTCAGTGTCTTCGTCGATGATGACGAAGCGCCGCTCGGCGAGCTCTTCGGCGGCGGCTTCAACGCCCGCGACGGTGATCGTCGGCGAGAGCCCCGTGAGCCGCTTCGGGCGCCAGTCGGCGACTCCGGCCCGGTTTATCTTGCGGCTGATGAACGCCTCATAAAGCCATTGCGCCGTGTGGCTCATCTCTAGCCAGTCCGTATCGAGCCAGATGCGATCGTGCAATTTCGCGAACGTCATGACAGGTCAGCCCCGGCCTTGATGATCGCCCTGACGGCGCCTTCGGTGAGCCCCAGGCTCACGCCGATCTCGATATTCGTCATGCCCTGCCGCTTCGCCGCAAAGACCCGAAGAGAGCGTTCGCGGTAGGCGTCGTCGATGCGTGCCTGCGCCGACCGAAGATCGGTCGCGAGCGTCGTGATAAGTAGCGGGCGAGTGCCCTGCGTGGTAGCCACGTATTCCCCAGCTTTCAACTAAGTAATGCTTGTCGTGCGGCAGGTAGTCGTAACGGTTTACGTCGTAATTTGTTACGAATCCGAGCCAAAAAAAAGACCGGCGCATCGCGCCTAAGTGGTGGTCGACGGGCGCCCGCCCCTGAGCAGGTAGGGCGCCCGTCGATAGTTCATAGCTTCATGGTCACACGGTCAGGCTAGAACGGCGGTTCAGACTCGCCGCCGCCGCCCCACGAGCCGCCAGCGTTCGACGACTGACCGCCCGCCCAGGGGTCGCCGCCGCCGCCCTGCTGACCGCCCTGCGCGCCGCCCCACCCGCCGCCGCCGCCCGATGCCTGACCGCCGCCGAAGCCGCCGCCCTGCCCGCCCTGCGTGCCCTGACGGTTCGAGCGGGTCATCTTGCCAGTCATCCACTTCAGGGACGGGCCGATATCGTCGACCGTGAGCTCGACGCTGACGCGCTTCTCGCCCTCCTTCGTCTCATACGGGCGCGAGACGAGCGTGCCCTTGACGACGACCGCCATGCCCTTAGTGAGCGTCTCGGCGACATTCTCAGCCAGTGCCCGCCAGGCGGCGCAACGCATGAAGAGCGTCTCGCCGTCCTTCCACTCATTAGCCTGCTTGTCGAACGTGCGGGGCGTGCTCGCGACGGTGAAGTTCGCGACCGCCGCCCCTGCCGGGGTGAAGCGAAGCTCAGGGTCGCCGACCAGGTTGCCGGTGATCGTGAGCTCGGTGATGTTGTTAGCCATGATGCCTATTCCTGCCAGTTAGTTTCGTCGGCGCCTTCGGGCATGCCGAGCACGCCGTCGCTGTCAACGGGTTCGTCGAGCGGCCCGTCGTCGACTGCCGCATGCTCGACGCCGCGCTGATCGAACGGGACGCCCTTCGTGACCTGCGCGACGTCGGCGTCGGGCGTGTAGTCCAGGCGCACCGTTTCGTCGGCGATGAGTGCCGTCTGAATCTGCGTCGAGCGGGGCGCCCACTTCATGACCTTGCGCACGACCGTCTTCAGCCCCATCGCGTCGAAGTGATCGCGCCACGGGCCGATGATCTGCCCCTGCCGGTTCTTCGCCATAGCGAACTGATCGCGGTGCGCCTTCATATCCGAGAGCGTCATGAACTCGAACGTCGGGCGGTTCGAGCCCTTGCGGTAGAACTTCGCGTAATAGCCGATCACGTCGCCCCGGTCGCCCTTCATGTTCGGCTTGTGGACTAGCGTGTCTGAACCGTAGTCGATATCGAAGACGTCGCGTTCGTGAACGGTGCGGGCGACGAGCCCCTCGATTTCGCCCGCCCGGTTCGCGAGTTCGATCATGCCCTGATAGCCGAGAATGAACTGAGCCTGCCCCTTGAAGGGGATAATCCAGGCGTGCCCGAGCGCGCCGATGCCGGGCCGCAAGCCAAGCTGAGCGCAGGTCATGAGCGAGCCGAGCAAGCTCGTCTTGTCCACTTCGAGCAGACGCGGCGTCTGCCTAACGACGGTGATCGCATCGCGGACGAGTTGCATCGCTTCGGCGCCCTTCGGCATCGCCATTTGAAACTGCGGCGCCAGGTCGCGAAGCGTCTCTTCGACGCCCTTCGGCTGAGCCTGCTGATTAGCGACGGCGCCCTGCGCCCGCTGAGTAAGGTCGTGTCCCATGATCTACTTTCCTGCTTTCGGGGTCTTCGGTTTAGGTGCGGCGCGCAAGACGCGCGCCCGGTACTGCGCATAGAGCTCGGGGCTTGCGGCTTCGAGCGACTTCGGGTCGAACACTTCTTTCTTGACGAAGTGCTTCAGGTACTCGTCAGGATGGTCGGCTTCGAACTTCGTCTTCGAGAAGGTGCCATTGTTGCGCAGGTTGAACAACTGCGCGCCGTCGTAGCTGACCGTCTCGGCGGTGCCGATGACGAGCCTAATCTCGGCCTGAAGGCGGTCTTGCTCGGCCTTCGCGGTCTTCTCGTCGGCCTTCACGACGTCGAGCTCGGCCCACAACCGCCGAAGCTTCGCGGCGTCGGCTTCGGCGAGCTCGCGGTTCGACCCGTCGGCGGGGTTGAACTGCTCCTTCACTTCATCGAGCGACGTCGCGGTCACGGGCGGCGAGCTCTTCGCGATGACGTGCTCGTGCCAGAAGACCCGCTCGCGCTCGACGATAAGGTCGATGAGCTCGTCGTTGCGTTCGACCCGGCGAATCCTGAAGTCGCGCCCGTCGATCAGACCGACGACCCAGGCGTGCGAGCGGCCCGTGACAAACATGCCATGCTGAACCTGAAGCTCGGCGTGGTCGCTGACCTGCTCGTCATCCCACTCTTCAGCCGTCCAGTGCCCGAGCGTCTTCGACTCGAAGACGCCGCCGTCTTCGACGAGCCCGTCGACCGTGACTTGCATCCACGGGTGAGACTTCGAGCGGTGAAGACCTGCCGAGCGGACGCGCAAGCCCATATCTTCGCTGAACGCCTGACGCATCGCGGGCTCGTGAAGCTTGCCCCAGCGCATCGCGGCATTTTCGCGCACCGGGTCAGAGAGCCCGAGCTTGTCGAGCCAGACGCCATAGGCTGACTTCCACTTGTTGAGCCCCATGATTGCCGAGACGTCTGAGCCGCCGATGCCTTCGCGGCGGGTGGCGAGCCACTCTTCGAGCGGGGCGGCGGCGGGCAGGATGAGGGACGAGCCAGGGCACGAGTAGTTAGCGGCCATTGTTACCGACCGCCGAACATGGTCGCCAGGGCGAAGAGAGAGATGACGCCGAGCGCAATGCCTGCGGCGTTGAGCGTGCCGAGCACGAGCCGACCGCGACGGGTCAGCGTGAGGGGTGCGTTAGCCATGATGGAACTCCTTTAGTTTCGTGGCTGATTCAGTAGCGGTTCGTATGAAACGCTGTAACAAACATACACCATTTTGACGGGTACTCAACTCGGCGGCGTGTCGCTACCTGACCTGCGCAAACTGTACTCAGGTTCGGGGCGCCGACTACTTGCCCGTGCGGGCTGATATGCTGACGTTGTTCGATGAGTGACTGAGGGGTCGCAAAGAGGGCGCCGTGCGCGGGGAACCGCACGGCGCCCTTCTCTTTGCCCTAGCTGATATTGACGCCGAGCGCGTCCGAGTCATTCCAGACCCGAACCTTCGCTTCGAGCTCATCCCACGTCGCGCCCGCCGCCGCCTGCCACTCATCCCACGTCGGGACGGCGTTCACAGCGATCAGGTTATGCCCTGCCGGGACGACGCCCGCCGCCTTGATCGTCGCGGCGAACGCGGCCAGGTCGCCGCCGTTCGGCACTTCGGTCGCGCGCACGAGCAAGACGATCGTGTGCGGCGTCGTCGCCGACGGCATGACGCCGACCTGCCGGTCGCCGGTCAGGTAGCGTCGGGCGACTTCAGCGATCGCGGCCCGCGTGCCGACAGCCGGGCGCCCGGTCAGCGTCAGGTCGGCCAGGTAGTTACGCAGGTCAGCCGTCGAGCGCGCCCGTTGCGTCTCGTCAATGCCGAGCATCTGCGCGAGCCAGCGCACGGCGGCGTCGGGCGCCTTCTCGACGTCGGTCAGGTCACCCGCCCACAACGAGTCAGATAGCTCGCGCATCTGCCCGGCGATGCGGCCTATGCCGTCCATCCATCGTAAGAGCGGATAGGGCGGGTCTTGCGCGGCGTCGGCATCCCGGTAGGCGTGCGGCAGGGTGCCCCACCAGGCCAGCGTCCAGGGGTGAACGGGCACTTCGTCGGCGCCCACTAGACGACCGTCACTGTGATCGAGCCGACCGTCGGCAAGGGCGCCTTGCCAGCGAGCGCGATGTTCGCCGGGGCGCTCTGCACTTCACGGACGCCCGGCACGTTGCCGAGCACGCCGACGAGCCCATACTGCGTGACCGTCGGCGCCCAATCCCACGTAGCCGGGTTCAGGTAGTCCCGAAGCGCCTGCTCGGTGCGCGCCTTGACGTCGGCTTCGTCGTACCCGACAGCGGCCTTCACGGTCGCGTCGATGTTGACCGTCGTGTATGTCGGGGCGATGACGTGAACGGCAAGGCTCGCGAGCGCCTGCGCGGTCAGCCATTGCCCGAGCTCGGTCATCGTGCCAGCGGCCAGGGGTTGCCCTGCGGCGTCGGCGGTGGCGACCGTGACGTGCCCGAATACGGTCGCGCCAGGCTGAGCCGGGTCATAGGCGTCGAACGCCTTCGCGCGCCCGACGTCGGTGCGGGACAGCGCCGCGTATTCGAACTGGCTCGGCTGAACCAGCGTCGAGACTTGCCGGGCAAGTACCGACGCGGCCCGCCCGTTGAAGGATGCGTCAGACTCTTCGCCAGCGCCGCCGCCGACGTCGGTCACGAGCGCGACCGTCTCGACGAACGGCAACGGGCTCACGACGCTCAGCGGGGCGCCTGCCGGGGTGCCGTTCGCCGTCGTGCCGAGCGTGTCGGCGATGATGTTGACTTCGCCCGTGAGCGACTCTGACGTGATGATCGAGAGCGGCTCGACCGTGAGAAAGTCGACCGTCTCGCCGGTCGAGCTCACGAGCAGGCGAAGCCGCGACCCTGCCGGGATGATCTGCGTCGGGTTGCTCGCGGTCACGGTGAAGACCGCGCGCCCGGTCGCTTCGGCGCCAGGCGAGCGGGTCACGCCGTAAAGATTCATGAGCCCCTCGATGACCCGATCGCGCATAAGCTGAACGGCAAGAATCTCAGGCCCTAGCTGAATCGCGAGCGATTGCATGAGTACGACTTCGGTGTTGCCTGCGCGCGGTTCCCACTCGGGCAAGACGGCGCGCGCGTAGGCGGTCGCCGCTTCGACGAGATCGCTCTCGGTGCCGTAGTCGAGCAGGCGCAACGCTTCGAGCTCGGGCGCGTCCGTCGGTTGTTCGGTCATGACTGAAAGTCTCCTTCTTCGTCGCGGGTCCATCGGATATCCGCGACTGATTGCCGGTCGGTCTTGTCGATGATATCGACCGACGTGATCGTGATGCCGGTCGGCCCGTAGTCGTCGAGCCCGACCTGAATATCGCCGACGTGAAGCCCCGCGAACGCAGGGTCAGGCACGCCGAAGCCGGGGCTCATCTGCCGCTCGCCGATCTCGGTCAGCACGAGCACGGCGATCGCCTGCTCGACTTCGGCGTCGGTGCCGTAGCCTACCGTCGCGACCTCGCCAGTCGGGGTGATTTCGAAGGGGAAAGAAAGAGCGCCGTCAGCCATGCTCTAAGCATGCCCTGACGGCGCTCTCACTTGTGGGATGGTTTAGCCGGGCGGGTAGGTAGAGCTTGTAATTCCCGCTTCGTGCTTGCCGTTATGGTCGGGCTCGGGTTCGTAGTCAACGAGAGTGGCGGCGCCCGGCGAAGTGGCCGATTCGATTTTGCCGGTCACGCCGGTCTTCTTCCACAGTTCGCGGTAAGAGTTCGCGGCGGTCACGAAGATCACGAGCACGGCGGTCACGAGCGACGCCGTGTTGAAGACGCTCGAGAGCAACGCGGTGATCGCGCCGACGACCAGGTAGAAGACGAAGGCGACGATCGACTGTACCCGCGCCGACCACTTGCTCTGTTGAATGACCGCGATCACGGGCGGGCTGAAGAAGCCGACCAGCATCGACCAGAGCGCGAGCTCGCCGAGCCCGCTTAGCTGAGTGATTGAATCCATTTTTACTTTCCTGCTTTCCAGTTGTAGACCTCGGCTGAATAGCCGTCGATGTAGGCCGATTCCTTCGACGACGTGATCTGAGCTTCGAGCCGCGCCGTCTTCAGGATCGGCATTTTGAACCGCGCCCGCCCCTGCCAGGTTCCATCGGCTGAGCCGTGAATCTCTTCTTTGAAGTAGCCGGACGGCTTGCCGCCAGTCGGGATGATGAAGAATTGCACGGTGATCGTCTCGCCGAGCGGCAGGTCGGTGCCCTGAAGAAACAGGTCGGCGTCGTAGTGCCCGAGCCCGAGCGTTGCGAAGTTTTGATTCGCCTTGTTCGTGGCATCGACGAGTGTCCAGGTTTTGCCCTTCGCGAGACGGCGGTGAGCGGCGGGCGTGGTGATGCGGGTATAGGCGGGCACTTCTGACTCCTCGTGTTGTGGTGCGGATTTAGGCCCTGCGGCGGGCGTCGGCTTGACGGCGAAGTCTTCCGGCCATTCGGTGAAGTAGCTCTCGGCGTTCACCCGGCCATAGACGCCATTGTTCCAATCCCAGTTAGGCGGCAGGGCTTCGATATGGCAGTGCGGCCCGGTTGTCGCCGTGCCCGAGTTGCCGCTCAGCCCGATCAGTTGCCCCTTCTTCACGCGCTGACCGACGCCAGCGATGGAGTTGCTCAGGTGCGCGAAGATGAAGGTCGGCATTGTCTCGCTACGCCCGAAGGCGTCGACGCAGTCGAGCACGAGCATATCGCCGCCGTAGCGGGTCAGCCACCAATCATTAGCGAGATAGTTGTCAGTCACCCAGGACGAGAGCCTGATGATGCCGTCGCCGGGCGCATAGATCGGCGTGCCGACCGGCATCGCCTGATCGAATCCCGTATGCCCGCCAGGCGGGTTGAAGCCGCCAGGGTTCGAGCGGAACTCTTGCGAGCGCCAGCCAGCGCCGCGCGTGTATGGGTAGCAGAATGTCGTCATCGTTGCTCTCTCTTAGGATTCTTTCTTGCCGCCGAAGTAGGGCTTCGCGAGCCCGGCTTCGATGAGCGCGACGTTGACCGTGCGGTCGGCGGTCGGGCTCATGAGCTCGACGAGAAAGCGCCCGTATTTGTCGGCGCCCTTCTCTGATCGGATGACGACCGGCGTGCCGGGCGGGGCGTAGCCGGTCGAGAAGGCGGTCGCCTCATGCTGACCAGGCTGACCGCGCTCGGGCGTGTCAACGAAGAGCAGGCGACAGCGTTGCTCGCTCGATGCGTAGAAGCCAAGATCGACGCGAAGATCGACCGTATCGCCGTCGACCCATCTAACGACCTGCGCCCGGTACGTGAAGGCAGGCGCGACGACAGGCGCGGTCATCGTCGCCGCCCGAACCGTTCGACCGCCATGACGCCGCCGACGTACCAAACGGCGGCGATGAGCGCGACGAGCAAGGCGTTGTAGAGCGAGTACATGAGCGCCCGGTCGGCGAAGAAGCGGGCGACCAGCGTGAAGCCGACGAGCGCGCCGAAGCTGACGAGCAGGGTCATGAGCGACAGGCCCGCCCGCGTCGCCCGCCAGCGGGTGAAGACGGCATAGAGGGCGATGACGCCGAGCAGGCTCACGAAGAGCGCCACGACGAGCCAGAAAGAAATAGTCATTTTGTGCCCCTTCAGGCTTTCCGATATGCGTGAGTAAGTGATTGACCGAAGTGATTCTCGTGCTGAATCGCACGAAGAGCGGCGCCGAGCCGTGCCGATTCGCCGCTCATCGCGAGCGCCCGCTTCTCGATCGCCTGAGCCGCTTCGAGTTCCTGCCGGGATTTCTCTAGCTCTTCGTGACTGAGCCCGAACTTGCCCCGTAACCATGACCGAATCATGCGTCACTCTCGGCTTTCTTCGATTGTTCGCGGATATCGGTCATGACCTTCTCGGTCGTCTTGCCGACTTCGAGCAGGTTCGGCAGGGCGTCGGCGAAGACGCTGACGGCGCGGTTCAGCGAAGCGTTGATATCGCGTTGCCGGTCACGGTCAGCCTTCATCTCGCGGTAGTAGAACATCGGCACGATGAAGCGCCCCGTCATGCTCGCGAGCGTGAGCATGCCAAGAATCGCCCAGGGCGCCCCGGTGTTGACTAACCAAGCTTCCATTACCGACCGGCCAGTTCGTCAAGCTCGGCGCGCATCTGCTCGATGATTTCCTGTTGTTGACGGGCGAAGCTCCACAGGGCGTTTACCATGAGTTGCTCGTTGATCGTCTCGACATTCTCGCGGGCTTCGCCCTTGCCGTCGAAGCTGACGTATTCGAGAAGCCCGTTGTCAAACAGGTCTTCCGCGATGAAGTTCACTCGCCACGGGGCGGCGTCGGCGCCGACCTTCTCGATGCCCGACTTGATCTGATAGAGCTTCGGTTCGATCTTCGACAGCACGTCGAGCGGCACACTGTAGGGCTTGATGTTCGTCTTGTACTTCTCAGACGACAGGTTGTAGCCCAGGTATCCGCCAGCGTCGACCCATACCGAACGGTAAGCGGACGAGTCGCCCACGTTGTTCGAGTAGACGCTCTGAATCTGAGCGACGCCACTGTCGTAGAACGTCGCGACGCCGAGCTTGCCCGCCGAGTGAATCTGCGTATACGTCGAACCGGCGCCGATTCGGTCGCTGAACGCCGAAGCGTTGAGCTTGCCGTTGAGATCGCTGATTGCCGCATAGTGCCCGTCGGCGTAGGCAAGCGACACTAGGACCGGCTTGTTATCGACCTCAGACCAGTCGGGCCGCCAACTGCCAGGCTTCGCCGTGGTCGCCGTGTAGCCGAGCGTCGGCGCGAACGTCGCGGGCTTGCCGGTCACGTCTGCCCACGGGTGCGTGTGCGCCGACGGCGCGAAGGTCGCGGGCACGCCGTTGAGGTCGCCCCAGGCGTGCTCGTGCGCGGACGGGGCGAACGTGGCAGGTATGCCCGTCAGTGAGCTATAGGCGTGCGTGTGCGCCGACGGCGCGAACGTCGCCGGTTTGCCCGCAACGTTCGCCCAATCAGACGGGAAGATCGCGGGCTTATTGCTCAGCGTGCCCCAGTCAGAAGCGAACGTCGACGGCAAGCCGGTCAGCGAGCTATATGAGTGAGTGTGAACTGACGGGGCGCGGGTGCCGATCTGCCCGTCGACGTAGCTCTTCGTCGCGGCGTCAGCGGCGGCGAGCGGGTCGGCGAACTGCGCCCGGCCTGCGGCGTCGCGCATGACCAGGCGGGCGGCGGTAGCGGCGGCGACCGCGTTGTCGAGCTTGAGCTTGTCGGCGGCGAGCATCGCGCCAGCGGCGGCGACCGTGACGACGGGCAGGCGGGCGACGTCGAACGTGCCCGACGTGACGTCGGCGGCGTCGTGCTCGTGTGAGCTTGCGGCGCGCGTGTCCCGCTGAGCGTCGACATAACGCTTATTCGCGATCTCGGCGGCGACCGACGGGTCGGCGATCTGCGCCCGGCCCGAACCGTCGAGCTTGACGAGAGTGCTAGGCGTCGCCGTTGCCGACGCGCTGTTGAGAAGCGCCTTGTCGGTCGCGGGCATCGCTCCGTCAGCGGACGCGGTAGCGAGCGGCAGGTTGTGAGTATGGTCGGCGCGTGCCGAGCGGGAAGACGTGCCCTCGACGCCCGCCGTGTTCGGCGTGATCGGCTTGCCAGCGCCGCCGCCGCCGTTCGTCGACACTTCAGACCAGGCCGCGCCGTCGTCGTAGTAGAGCCGCGACACGGTCGAATCCCAATAGAAGCGCCCGGACTTGCCAGCGGCAGGCCGCGCCGTCGTAGCGCCCTGCGCGAACATAGCCGAGTTGGCATCGAGAAGATTCTGTTGAGCGTTGAACTCGACGCGCGTCGGGTACGGGTCAGTCCCGGCGCCGTACGTCTTGAAGCCAAAGCGGCCAGTTGTTGAGACTGTCATGCTCGAAGTATGTCAGCGCCCCGCCCGGCCTTGTGGGACGGGGCGCGTGTCAGGCTAAGAGCCGACCGCGACCCAATCGACGCTGATGTTGTAGCTCGTGCCGATAGCCGCGACGTCATTCGTCATGATTTTTAGCGTGCATCCGGTAGTCGTCGCGGCGTAGGCGTAGGCGTTTAGCTGAGCGGCGCGGCCCGCGACGTTCGACGTGATTGTCGCGCTCATCTTCGGCGGCGCAGTGAAGGGCGTCGAGAAGGTGATCGCGACAGTCTTGAAGTAGTCGTTTGTCGCGAGCGCGATGATGACCGAACCTGAGTCGGTGAGGTTCGGCGTGCGGGCGTCGACGTAGTCTTTGCGGGTCAGCGAGCCCGCGCCTGCCGGGGCGATTCCAGAAGTGACGCCCGCCTCGAAGTACGTCTCGACGCCCACGCCATTGTTGCGCGCCATGATTTCGTTATTGTCGATAATCAGGTTCGCGCCAGAGTCCGGGCCGATCTGGAAAGCGTGCGCGGTCGACGATGCCGAAGCGTCGCCCGTGCCGGTCAGCCGTAGCGTGCTCATCGTCAGCGCCCCGGCGAGCAGGTCGGTCGCGGCGTGAGTGTGCGAGCTCGCCGCCTTGCCGTTGAGCGCCGTCTGCGTCGCGGTGCTGATCGGCTTTAGCAGGTCGGTCGTGTTGTCGACGTTGCCGAGCCCGACGTCGGCCTTCACGAGCGACACGACGCCCGTCTTGCCCGCGACGCTAACAACTTGTCCCGCCGCCATGAGTTCTTTCCAGTCGGCCAGAGTGCCGGGGTTGTCGGTGCTCAGGGCGTAGCTCTTGCCCGTGTCGGTGCGTATCGCCATATCGCCGCGCTGAGCGACGAGCGCGAGCATCGACGCCTGATCGGCGACCGTGAAGACGTCATTCACTGCCAGGGGCGGCAGGGCGCTCGTCGGGACTGTGCCCGAGATATCGGCGTACGTGTGCGCATGCGACAGCGCGGCCCGCGTCGCGACCTGAGTGTCGACGTAGTCTTTGCGGGTCGCGGCGCGCACGTCTGTCGACTGCGCCGCCGTGAGCAGGGCGACGCCGACGGCGGTCGTGTTCGCCGCGTCGCGCATCATGGTCGTCGACGCCGTCGCGGCAGACGTCGCCGCGTCGAGCTTGACCTTGTCGGCGGCGCTCATCGAGCCCGCCGCCGCGCCGGTCGCTGCGGGTAGCTGTGCGGGCGTCAGTACGCCCGTCAGGTCGGTCATCGGGTGCTGATGAGCAGACGGCGCGAAAGACGCGGGTATGCCCGTCAGCGAGCTATAGGCGTGCGAGTGAACCGATGCGGCGCGGGTGCCGATCTGCGCATCGACGTACGTCTTCGTCGTCGCCGCGTTGCCCGCCGTCTGAACGCCGCCGAGATAGGCGTCTTGCACGATGATCGAGCCGCTCGCCCCGCGCCTGACGATCGTGTTCGCGACAGACGTGATCGACCCGAGCGCGTCGGCGTAGTCTTTCCGAACGGCATGCCCGGCCAGGGTCGGCGGGTTGTCGATCGTGACGTCGGTGAAGCGGCCAGCGGCGACGACCGTGCCGTCAGCGCCGAGCGCCGAGAGCACAACGAGATCGTCGCGGCGCCCCTCGATCGCGCCGACAATGACGCGCGCCCCGATCGCGAGATTCGGCACGAGCGACTCGATGCGCCCGACGGGCTCGTCGCCGCTCAGGTGCGGCACGATGACCTGAGCCGTGCCGTCGGCGAAGACTTCGGCGACCTGACCGCGCCAGAGTTCAGAGATCGACACGGCGCCGCTAGTCGGCTTCTTACGCAACGCTTCGGCGACAGCACTCATCCGGTCATTCTCCCACGTAGGCGACGCCGGGCAGGGCGAACGCGCGGGCATACCTGCCCGGTTCGGGGTCGAGCACGACCGCGAGCTTATCGCCGCGCGACTCGACGACCCGCCCGCCGCCGATCGAGTAACCGACCCTGCCGTCGGCGAGCGCGAGCAGGTAGCCGCTTCGGTTCAGATCGACCGCGACGGCTTCGCCCCGGTCGGCGAGCACGGCGATCGCCTGCGCGTCGGTCAGCGGCAGGCTCACGCCGTTCGCGCCGAGTGCTCGGGCGATGACTTCGGCGACTTCCAGGCGCGGCCCGTCGAGATCGGCGAGCAGGGCATCGACTTCGGCGCCCGTGTCGATGACGTGCTCGGCATAGCGAGTCACGCGAGTCGAGATTAGACCTGACCAGACGCTCATCTAGCTCACTGCTTTCGGTCGAAGGTAGCCTTGCAAGCCCTGCTTCGAGAGCGTGTCTTTGTGGCATGGTCCGGGGTTCTGCGTGAAGACGCTCAGCGAGCCGCCGCCGTCGGCCAGCACGAGCGCGACGTGCCCGTACCCGCCGCCGTAGAACGTGCCCCAACAAGCGAGATCGCCCTTCTGCGGCTTCGAGCTCGCGCTGATCTGCGTGAACTTGCCAGACGCGGCGCCGTTCGCGAACCACTGATTACCGTTGCCGCTGATCGAGACGCCGAAGAGTTCCTTCGCGTACTGCCTTGCCAGGTCGACACACTGCGCACCGAAGCCGCCGTCGGCATCGACCGCGACGCCGTTGTACTTCCCGACGAATCGGTCGACAGCGGCGCTCACGCCCGACGATGCCTTGCCGCCGCCGAGCGTACTCGTGCCACTCGCCGCCGTCGCCGCCCGCTTCGGCTCGATCTTCGGGTCGACCGGGCGCTGACAATCGAGCTTCACGGCGCCCGCGTTATCGAGCGGGAAGTCGACGCCCTTCACAATCCAGACGCCGCCCATGCCGCCGACGCCCCTGCCGCCGAGCGTGACCATATCGCCGGGGCGTGCCGTGTCCGCGTCTGGCGAGACGAGCTCGAAGGTCAGCGACTCGCGAAGCTCGGCGCCGGGGTCATCCTTATAGCTCGGCATCCCGGTCATGCCCGCGCTGTACGTGCCCCACTCTTCCCACTTCAGCGCCCACGTCTTGTGCGCCCAGGACGAGCCGACGAGCCAGGACGGTTTAGCGAAGACGAGCCGCGACCCGTATTCGAAGAGCCAGGTGCCGAGCTCGCGGGCGAGCGCTGTCAGCACGTCCCACGTACTTTCAGCTTCAGACCCGCTCTCGGGTTTCGTGCGCAAGATCGTACGCGAGCCGAGCCCCGGCTGAACGGTCGAGCTCATCCCGACCGACCGGGCGACGGCGGCGACCCAGGCGGCGACGTCGACGTTGCCCCACGAGTACGCGCCCGTCTGCTTGCGCAGGGCGGTAACGAACTTCGACGGGGCGTCGACCGACAGCACCGGGCCAGTATCGCCGGGGTCGACGCTGAGCCCGTCGCTGACGAGATACCAGTCGCCATAGCGAACGGATGAACCGGACGAGAGCACGCCCGAGCGGAAGATCGACAAGTCGTGAGTGTCCGCGAAAGAGAGACTCATCTGCGTCACTTTGTCGACGCCGAGCGACAGCGACGCCGCCGAACATGCGTCGCGCAGTTCAGCCGAAAGCCCCTTGCCCGTGACGGTGATCGCCTTCAGGCGCGAATCAGTTTCGATAGTCGTCGGCATGGTCTATCCAGGTATCCGAAAGACTTGACCGGGAAGAATGAAGTTCGGGTTTCGCCCGATGACGCCCCGGTTCAGGTTGTAGATTTCCGGCCAGCGGGTGCCGTTGCGAAGAAAGCGGTACGCGATGCCCCACAGGGTATCGCCGCGCACGACCTTATAAGTTCGCGACGGCGCCCCGATTCGCCTGACCGGCGCCGGGCGCTTCGGCGGCGTGACCCGCGAGATGCTGACCGCGACGTCGACCGCCTCTTCAAGCGACCAGGTGAGCTCGATGCGCGACGCTTCGTTGTTCGTCGCGCGTTGCGTGACGCTAACCGACAGGTCTTTGATGAACCACCAGTTAGCCTGTTCGAACTCGGGCGAGCCGCCCGTGAACCTGATCTTCGTGCCGTCGCGCCCGAGCCGGGTCAGGGTCGCCGCGACCCGCTCGATCGACTGCGTGTAGTCCTTCGACGATATGCGCTGAGTGAAGCCGAGCGACGCCAGGCCAGGGCCACGGCGGCGGGTGATCGCCTTCTGACCCTGCCGGGCGATAGACCCGAACTCCGCGACGTTCTTCGCGTCGAACTGCGGCGGCGAGTTATACATGCTGAGCCGCGCGCCCGAAGCGGTGACGATGGTCATCGTCTGCTTCGTTGCGGGCTTCTTTACCAGTACGGCGACCATTAGTAAGACCTCTTCTTCGCGTCCCTGAATACCTGCTCGACGGCGGCCCGAACCTGCGCGAGTTGCGCGGCGCTGAGCCCGTTCGGCCCGGCCTGAATCGTGATCTGCACGGCGCCCTCAGCGACGACGACGGCGCCGCCGCCCTGCGGTGCGCCCGAGTTGTTCGAGAAGCCCGAGACGAGCGCCGGGCCGGAACCTGCCGCGCGCCCGTTCGACGCCTCATAGTTCGCGGCCATGATGTTAGACGGGCCGATTGCCCGCGTGAGCTCGGGCACGAGTACCGACTCGCCCGCCGACAGCATCGCCGGGATGCGGTCGCGGCCCGGCTCGTAGCCGCCGAGCACGGTGCCGCCGCCCGCGTAGCCGATGACGCCGCCGCCGCTGAAGACGCCGCCGCCGCTCGCGCCAGGCATGACGCCCTGCCCGTTGCCGTCCTTCTGAATCCCGAGCAGGTCTTGAATCCCGCCGAGCGGATTATTCGCGAATTGCCCGATCTTGTCGAGTACAACGCCGATAGCATCGCTGACCGTTTTGAACGCCCCGGCGATGCCGTCGACGATCGGCTGAAGCTTGTCGCTGACGAAGGTCATGAACGTCTGAAAGTTCTTCACGAGATCGTCGATGAAGCCCTTGACGCCGTTGATCGCCCCGCCGATCGTGTCGCTAAACCACTGACCGACTGACGTCATGACCGGCGACAGCGTGTTATTCCAGAAGTCGACGAGCATGCCGAAGGCGCCGACGAGCAGGTCGATGACGGGCTTGACGAGCGTCGTGTATATCCAGGTCATGACGGCGCCGATGAAGTCGCCGAGCGCCTGAAGCGCGGGCATGAGCACGCCGTTCCACAGATCGACGAGCCCGCGAAAGCCCGCGACGATGCCGTCGACGGCGGGCTTGATAAGCACGTTGTAAATCCACGAGAAGATAGTGCCGATGAAGTTGCCGAGCGCCTGAAGGCCCGGCATGAAAATGTCATTCCAGAAGGCGACGACTCCGTTGAACGCGCCGACGATCAGGTCGATATAGGGCTTAATGAGCGTCGTGTAAATCCACGTAAAAATCGTGCCGATGAAGTTGCCCAGGTTTTGAAGCGCGGGCATGAGCACGCCGTTCCAAAAGTCGACCAGGCGCCGGAACAGAAAAACGGCGATCGTCGCGAAGTTCCACACGAGCCGCCCAATCCAGTCGAAGACCGGGGCGAAAAATGCGCCGACCGCCTGAACTGCTGGCACGAGCACGCCGTTGAAGAAGTCGACGATCATGCCCCACCCGTCGACGAAGAAGCCGACGAAGTCGCGCGCCCAGTTGCCGACGTTCGTGAACAGGTCGCCGAACCATTTGCCGACCGCCTGAATCGCGGGCATGAGCGTCGCGTTCCACCAATCGACGATGTTCGACCAGGCGCCGACGACCCAATCGACGACCGATTTCGCGACGTCGCCAATCCAGCGGAACGCGGCGTCGACTCCGGCCCGGAACCAATCGACGTTATTGTAAGCCCACACGAGCCCGGCGACGAGCGCCGCGATGCCCGCCACAATCCACGCGACAGGCCCCATCGCGATAACCCAGGCGGCGGCGATCTTCAGGGCTTGAAGCGTTGCCTGCGTGCCGGTCAGTACCCATCCGGCAATAGTGACGCCGAAGCCCCACATTTGCTTATAGGTCGACTGAATCGCCGCTTTTTGCTTCATGACCCATGCGAGCTTTACCTTGCCCGCCGCCTGAAGCGATTCGATGCCGAGCCGTACAAAGTGCGGGATGAGCAACCCGACGATGAGCCCGGCGATAATGGTGATCGGGCCGCGCATATTCCAAAGCCACTTGACGACGTCGACGAGCTTGCTCTTCAGGTCGAACGTCGACTTCACGAGCGGGTCGATATCGTTGCCGATGTTGACCACTTCGGCGCGGCCCATCTGAAGCCCGCCGACGACGCGCCCGAGCACGCCGCCCAACTGCTCGAAGACGCCCGCGACGCCCGAGCTCGTGACGTCGCTTGACCCGTCGTTGAAGGCGCTGAAGAAAGCCCTGATCGGGCCGACGATATCTGAGAAGACCTTAGTCGCTTCAGGGGTCAGCCCGAGCGCCTTCGCTATGTCCTTATTCGACCCGCCCCTCGAGATGACGTCTTGCGCCTTTTGCACGTTGTCGATGAAGCCCGAGAGCCCGCTGACCATGCCGAGCGCTTTCTTGCGGGCGGCGGTGAAAGCCGGGGCGAGTACCTTGCCGACCTTCGCCGACAGGTTTTCAGACGCCGCCGAGAGGGTCTTCGCGATGTTCGCGGTCGACTGTGACGTGCGGGCGAAGTCGCCTTGTGCGTCTTTCGTCTGCGCGAAGATGAGCGCCTGCGCCGCGAGCACCTTCTGTTGAGGGGTGAGCGCGTCCTTCGTGGTCTTGATGAGCCCCATCTTCAGGGCTTGGTTGCGCATCTGAACATCGTCGAGCATGACGCCGTAGGCGCGCAGGGGCTCGGCTTCGCCACGCAGGCCCGCCGCGATCGCTTCGAGCGCCTGCTCGGTGCTCGTGCCCTTGAAGGATGCCATATCGCCAGCGAGCCCGGTCAGGCCGGTCGCGAAGCCCGCGAGCTTGTCGCCGCCCAGGCCCGCCGCCTTGCCGTACGTGCCGAAGGTGTTCGCACCGTTGATGACCGCCTGCTGAGAAAGCCCGAGCGCCTTGTCGGCGCCCTTGCTTTGGTCAATGATCTTTTGCATGCTGTCGCCGAAGACGACGCCCGCCGCCGCCGACGAGTCTTCGAGTTCAGAGAATGAGCCAACTGCCTCATTCGCGCGGGCGGCGACCTCGTGAATCCCGAACGCCGCCAGGGCGCCAGCGGCGAGCCCCTTCAGCGATTCCTTGAAGCCGTCGCTGAGTCCCTTGCCCGACCGCTCGCCCGCCTGCCGTGATGCCTGCTCGATGCCTGAGCCCGCGCTGACGACCGCGTTGCGCGCCCCTGCCCATGCGGTGCGGGCGGTGCCCGTCAGGCGCCCCCAGGCCCCAGCCAGGCCGCGAGACGCCGTCTCCTGCCCGCTGAGTGCCGTCATGATCGACGTCGAGCTCGTGCGGGTCGCGCCCGACATATCCGCCGACGCCCGCTGAACGGCTCGCGCGGTGCTCTTGACCGTCTGCTGAACGTTCGCGAGCGGCGCCGAAAGTTCATCTCGAAGTGAAGCCGTAAGTACGACTCGCTCTTCACTCATCTCGGCGCCGCCTACTCTCTCATCGTTTATTTCTGGCTGATTCGTCTGCGCGTTTTTCGTCTTCAGCGATGACCTTCGCCGCCGCTATCCTGACGATGTTCGCGTCAGGCTTCGTCTCAAACAACAGAAGCGCCGGGTCGAGCCCGAGCTTCGAACTCACTCGGGCGTAACCCTTGAACTCGTCGCTTGACTGAAGCCATTCGATCAGCCGTTGGTAGGGTCGATCGGCTGAAGGTCATCGTCGTAACCGGCCTCGCGCAGAAGCGCGGCGCCGAGCTTGATGATCTGCGCGTCGCCGAGAAACTTCTTCAGCGCCGACTCGATCGTGCCTTCTTTGCTCGCGAACAGGTCGACGAACGCTTCGCTCGTGAAGGTGATCTCGTCGCCGTCTTCGTCGACGAGTACGTCTTTGCCGTGAAGGATAGCGACATTCTTGTCAGCGAACATGACCACGTTGCCGCGAATCATATCGGCGTCTTCGGGGCGCTTCTTCTTACCCTGCGCCGCGCGCTGATAACGCTTGACTTCTTCGCCGTCGACGACCGCGTTGAACCGCATGAAGAAGCCGGGGCGCTCGGTATTTTCGTACGTGACGACGCGGGCGATCTCCTTCTCGGCTTCAGCCTTCAGAAAGTCGAACGGGCTCTTCGCGTCGGCCAGGTCAGCGGACAGCACGCGCCGCCCGTGGTCTTCGTCAGCGGCGGGCGCGTCGGTAGCGAAGTCTTCGTCGAGTGGGGTGCCGAACAGTTCAGCCATTTTTTCTAATCCTTTTGCTCAGTGCCCGACCGTGCGTCGAGCCCTGAGTCGATCATGCACGGGGCGCGGGTAAAAGTGTGGGACGGGCCGCGTGTTCACAACTGAGCAAGGTGTGAACATGCGGCCCGCCCCACGGTAGGCCCGGCGCGAGCGCCCCGAAAGCGCCGGGACTTCTTTAGGCAGGCCCGCTAGTGGCGAAGGTCAGCTTGATCTCTGCCGCGTCCGAAGACGAAGCATCGACCTCGGGCTCTTCCAGGCCGATGAGCAGGCACGCGGGATAGGTGCGCGGCTTGCCGAGCTTGATGCCGTTGACGTCGGTGCCCTGCTTCGTGATCGTGAGCTCTTCGAGCCCGATACGCTTCGTCAGGCGCTCGACCCAGGCCGCATCCTGCGACGGCTTGTAAGTGCGCACGAGCTCAATGTCGTCGAAGTTCGTCGGCCCGGAAAGCAGGTCAGGGCGCGTCGCGCCGCCGTCCCAATCCTTCGTGACGTCGGCAGTGCCGCCGCCGCCCGACATACTGCGCCAGGTGCCGGGGATACCCTCGACCGTGACGAGCGACTGCTTCTTAGTCGCCTTCTGCTGAGTAGTTGTCATTACCGTCTATCCCTTTCAGACTGACGCGCCGAGCGCGACCTTGATGATTTCGACCTGAATAAGCTGAGCCGAAGGCGAAAGCCGCACGCCGACGTTGACGACGACCTTGTTGTCGCGGGCGGTGCCGACGGTGTTGAGCGACGTGTCGACGACCACGCGGTAGCCGGGGTCGATCTCGTTGCCCTCTTCGTCGCTCGCCGAGTAGAAGCCGTCACGCTTCGCGATCGGGTCGAGCACGCCCGTCACTGCCGACTCGATGAAGCCGAGCAGGTGCCGTTTGCCGTCCAGGTTGCCGAAGACGTACGGTTCGAGCGCGGCGCTGACGCCGATCGCAAGGTTGTTCAGCACGTCGCGGGCGGTCAGCATGCCCATGTTGTCGACGTCGATCGCAAGCGATGCGTACCCATAGAGCCGCACGTTGATGCCCGTGCTCACGATGCCGTTGACCCGTGCGTCGTTGAGCAGGTTATTGCTCGCGACGTCGACGGGTACGTCGGTGCCGAGTGCCCAGCGGGTGCGGGCGCGGTCGCCTGCCGGTGCCTGCCAGGCGCCGACGTCGCGGTGAGCCTTCGCTCGCACGGCGGCGACGTAGCCTTCGGGACCGACGACGCGGGTGCCGCCGCCGTCGGGCACGATCAGGCTCGGGTAGAAGATGCCTGCGGCGTCGCCGTCGGCGTTGTCGCCGAAAGCGGTCGCGGACGCGATGACGTCGGCGCGGGTAGCGCCGGGCTCGACCGCGAGCAGGGCGATCTTCTTGCTCGCCTTCGCGTGCGCGGCAAGCTGAGCGCCGATCGTGTCGACCGTGTAGCCGGGCGCGGCGACAGCGCCGCCAGCGGCCAGCGAGCCCGCCGCTTCGAGCGCGGCGATGACGTGCTCGATGGTGACCGATGCGCGGTCGTCGGTGCCGACAGTCAGCGTGACGGGCGCGACCGTGTCAGGGTTGTCGCCAGGGGCGGCGGTTGCCGAGCCGAGCGACGTGACGTTGACGAACTGATTCGTCGCGGCCTTGCTCACGAAGTCAGACGGCGACGTGAGCCCGACGAAGCGCACGATGACGTCGCCGTCGCGTCGGATGATGACGCCGAACGTGTCGCCGGATTCGGTCACTTCGACGCTCAGCGAAGCCGAAGCGGCGCCGGGGTCGACGGCTTCAATCTTGACCGTGTCGACGCCTGCCGTGTCCTTCAGGGTGATCGAGCCGCGCGTTGCGGCAGGCCCGACGACGCGGGACACGACGAGTTCTGAGCCGCCTTCTTCGAAGAAGAGCCGGGCAGTGTCGAACATCGCCGAACTGTACGGGGTGCGGTCGCCGAAGGTCGCAAGGTACTGCGCCAGCGAACGGACGACGACGCCCTTATTGATCGGGCCGAACTGAGTCAGCCCCGCCACATGGAAGCGACCGCTCGTTACGCCAGGGTTCGAAGGCCCTGAGCGAAGAGAAGTCGTTACTTCAACGCCGATAGACGCCATGATTGTTACTCTCCTTCTTTGTCGTTATCAGCGTCATGCTGACGGGGTGCTCGCTTCGGCGCCTTCTCGGCATCCGGGGCGTCGACGATGACGAGCTTGCCGCCGTCGATGAGCGTCTGAGTCACGGGGTCGATGACGACCTGCGCCGTTTCGCCGCCGCCGAGCATATGCCCGGCCTTGTCGATGACGAGCAAGCTCGCGCCCGAGTTGTGAAGTCGTGTCCTTGAATCCTTCATGCCCAAAGCTTCGCGCGTCTTGACGCCCGCTTGTGGGACGGGGCGAGTGTCGCGTCGCCCGGTCACGGCAGAAGCCCGATCTCGATGCCCGAGCCGGTCGCCTGCGTCACGTTGAGATTCGTCTCGTAGTGATCGATCGGCGTCTCCGGGAAGATGCTCACTATGCGCTCGTGGCTGACGATTTGAAACTCTAGGAAAGCCCCGGCGATCAGCTTCTTCGATACGCCCTGCCCGACCTGCGAATATGATTCGCGCACGGTCGAAGGGTCGATCTCGGCATAGTCGCCCGCGTCGTCTTCGGGGATGATCTGCTTATCGGCGAGCATCGTCTCGCGCAGGGCGAGCACGTATCGCTTCATCTGAAGCGACGTCGCCTTGTAGTCATCGCCGACGACGTAGGCGTACAACTGGACATTGTACCGATAGCTGTATTCGTCGTACCCTGCCGTCATATCGGTCTGACGCGAGTCGAGCTTGCCCGTCGTGTCGGGCAGAAAGACGAAGACGAGCGGGAACTTCTCTATCGACGCGACGTCGACCTCGTCGGGTTCGAGCGTCGCCAGGTCGGGCAACTGATGAATCGTCGCCCCGTACCGTGCGCGAAGCATCGCCAGGCGCCCCGGCATGCTATCCCTGACGCGCCTGAAGAGCGCCCTCGATATTCCTTCTGCGCCGAGCATCTGCTAAACCCTTCCCGTAACAATCCATCGTTGAAGCATCTTCGCCATATGCGAGACGTCGGTCTGACGCGGCGACCCGAGCAGGCGCCGGGCGGGCATGAGCGGCGTGCCCTGCTGATGATATTTTGCGTAGTCGATCGCGGTGCCGACGACGAACTGCGTGCCCGTGACCTCGAAGACGCCTTTGCCCGGCACGGTCATCGACTCGCGCAGGTCGCCGTCGAAGACGAGTATCGGGCGACCGGGGCGGCGCTTCGCTTTCCAGCGGGCATAGGGCGGCGAGAGCGGCGCCCATGCCCCAGTCTCGGGCGTGCCCTGCTGATCGAAGGCGCGCTTGTTGACGACCTTGACCTGATATTCGGCCATTGCCCGCATGGCAGGCTCGGCGTCGCCGACGTGGTTCCTGAAGCGGTCGAGCACGAGCGTAAACGGCTCGAAGCCCGACGAGTCGAAGGTCGCGGTCATCGCCTCTACCAGCGCATCCCGTCAGGGAAGAGCGGCGCCGGGGCGCTGATGAAGCCCCGCCCGGTCGGTGCGCCAGGGGCGAAGCCGTCTTCGGTCAGCCAGGCGTCGAGCTCGACGCGCAGTTCAGCCAAGCCGTCGACGTAGCGTTGCCAGAGCACGGCGTTGTAGTTCGTCTGCGAATTGATCGCCGCTTCATTCGGGTGCGCCGCCGCGACCAGGTATGACGCCGCGCCGTTGACGATGATGTTGTGCGCCGAAGCGTTGAGCGCGCTGATGAGCGCCGCGTCGGTCAGCTTCGAGCGCCTGCGCAGGGTCAGCGAGACGCGCCCGCTAATGTCCTGAATCCACGCTTCGACCGCCTGCTTCGTGACCTTGCGCGAAGCTTCGCCGCCGAAGACGTCGTCGACCGGCACGTCAGCCGGTGCCGGGTTGTCTATGATGCCCACATGGGGCGCCAGCGCCGATACTTCATCGACGGTGACGCCCCATGTTGCCGGGCTCGTGTCTGCCACGAGTTACCCTTCTTCGAGCTCTTTCAGCCCGCCGATAGCGACGCCACGTTCGACGAGCTCGGCAGTGCCCTTGATGACGGTTCCCTTCGGGATGCGGCGGTAACGACCGTCGACCCTTACGGCGTAGTAGTCGAAGACAACGACCGCCAGGCGGTCGCCGCCCAGGTCGAGCGCCGACGCAGTGTCGACGATCTCAGGGGCGGCGGGTGCGGGCGCATGCTCGGGCGTCTCGCCGGTCGCGAACTTCGCCAGGGTGTCGGCACGGTTCGGCGCTTCTGCGCCCTCCGTGCTGTCGCCCTGCCCATTCACGTCCTGCTCGACGTCTGAGCCTGCGCCCGCCGCCTGATCGGCCTGACCCTCGACGACGGCATGCTGATCGGCCTCAGCGGCTTCGGCGGCTTTGAACGCCGCCGCTTCTTCTGCGGCCTGCTCTTCGGCGGCTCGCTTCTCAGCGGCCCGCTTCTGTGATGCTGTAGTCACGATTCAGCCCTTTCAGGGTTACGGGGTCGGGTTGACGCCCTTGATAATCAGGGCGCTCTCGGGCTCGTCGATGATCGGCACAGACCACTTGTCAGCGAGCACGACGTCGCGCTTGCGGGTGCCTTCGCGCTCGACTTCGACGTTGAACGGTACTTCGACGATGTTCGCGCCGGTCATCTTCGTCTGAAGGATGATCGCCTCATCGTCTTCGGCGAACTCGTTGACGAGCCACTTCATCTGAAGCAGGCCCGACAGCGTCGGGTTGTAGAGCGGATTCAGCGAAGCGTTCTCGCGCGGCAGAAGAGCGTCGAGCTCTTCCAGAAGCAGAAGCTCGGTTGCCGTGTTCGGGCTGATGATGACCGTATCGGGGTTGTAGCCCAGGCCGAGCGAGCGAATCGCGGCAACGTTGCGAAGCACGTCTTCACGCATCGCCCGAGCGGTTGCCCAGTTAGCCGAAGCGTTGATCGTCGGGACGGCGCCCCGGAAAGCCGCGAGACAGCGGTAGGCGTCCTGACGAAGCATCGCGTTGCGAAGCTTCAGGTTGCCCTTCGCGATCACGTTGAGGTTGTTGCGCCGCTTCGCTTCGTCGGTGACGATGTAGCCAGCGCCGAACTTCGTCGCGAGAGCGACCTCGCCTTCGCCCTCATCGACGTCGACCATCGGGTAGCGGGCGCCCGGTTCGATCTGCTGAACCTCGCCGCGCGAAGGGTAGATATCTTCTTTCTTCGCGGTGCTGAACATGACCGCGCCCGAGTCGGTCGTGCCGGGGCGGAAGAGCTCGTCGCTCAGAAAGTTCTGAGACGGGGTGATGATGCGCTTCTGAAGAACGGTCGGGCTCTTCAGGAGGGTATCGACGGTGAGTCGGGTGCCGTCCTGCGACGGCGCCCCTGCCGGGAAAGTAAGCATTTTGTTATTCGCCTTTCAGGCTCAGAAGGTGAACGCGACAGCCGCGTCGGTGTTGATCGGGGCGTCGCCGTGAACGTCGCCGTACACAGTCCCGGCGCCCGCCTTGACAGCCTTGCCGCCAGCGCCGACAGCGATCGCGTCGGCAGACGCCAGGGCTTCGCCAGCGGTGACAGCCAGCACGCCAGCACGTACGACGGTGACGCTTTCCTTGTCGGCGACAGTCCAGAAGGCGACGCCGTAGGGGCGTTCACCCGCGCCGCACGTCGATACCTTGGGCCGCTGAGCGGTGCCGCCAGCGACGAGCTTGACGAACGTCTTGCCGGTCACGGCGCCGACGGCGTCAGCGGTGATCGCGTCGTTGCCCGCGAAGAACTCGAAGCTCTGATCGGGCTTTCCAAACATGGTCATTTTGAATCTCTCTTTCGTCTAATGAGTCAGCCGAGCGGGTGCTCAGATGCCCGCGTCTTCGGCCAGCTTCAGAAGGGCGGCTTCGGCGTCGATCTTCGCGCCGGGTGCCGTGTCGGCGCCGAGCTCGACGGTCGAGAAGCGCGGCTGAAGATTCTTCAGAAGGGCGGCGGTCGCCGTCTCGTTCTCTTCCAGGGCGCCGAGCCAGTGAGCGCGCTCGGCAGGGGCGATCTTGCCCGCGCTCAGGGCAACGGTAAGCGTCTCTTCGATGCGGCGCTTGCGGGCGTCGGCCTTCAGTTCGGCGAGCTCACTGTGCATCTCGCTAAGCTGAACGGCGCTCATCTCGACGACCTGACCGGGCTGAGCGGCAGGGGTGCCAGCTTCGGCGGCGGGCGCGGCGGCAGGGGCGGCGGGTGCGGCAGGCTTGCCGTCCTTCCCGCCCTTGTCGGCGTCGGCGTCGGCGCCGTCGGCGGGCTTGATCTCAGCCGTTTCGAGAGCCGCGAGAATGTCGGCTTCGGTGGCTTCGGGCGCAAGACCGAGAGACTCGATCAGCTTCTTCTTCTGTGCGTCGGTGAAAGCCACGTCGGCATCCTTTCCTCGTGAATCTTTGTCGGGCTCGTCTGAGCCGTTATTGTCAGCGTCGCCGCTTTCGACCGTCGCTTGTGGGACGGTCGCCGTGTCGTCGCTGAAGGTAATCGTCGCGACGCCTTCGCGTGTCGTGTCGTCGGCGCCCGAGTGGCCTTCGTCGGCACTCGCGTAAATGTCGAGAATGTCGGCGAGCCCCTTCACTGCCGGGGCGGACGCGCCGAGCAGGGCGAGCCCCGTGACGGCGGCGGCGTACGTCTTCCCGCTCGGCGTCGACACGTTGAGGCTCATCTCGATCGAGCGTCGCTTGAACGCGCGCGGGATGATCTCGGCGAGCTTCGTCGGGATATTCGCCAGGTCGCCGAGCAGGGTCTTCCCGTCAGCCGAGAGTCGCGGATTCACGACCCAGCCAGCGGCAGGGGCGCCGTCGCCGAGCGCGAGCCCGCCGACGTGCCCGATCTTGATAGGCGCATGGTCGATCTCAGGGTCGGTGAACGCTTTCACGGCGTCGGCCAGGTGTTGCATAGTGACGCGCGCTTCGCCCCGGCCCGAAAGCCAGTTGCCGACCTTCACGAGCTCGACATTCTTGAATGTCGTCGTTGCTGTCTTCATGAGACAACAATGAAGCGCCGCGCCCCTCGATTGTGGGATGCGGCGCTTCAGTTGCTACTTGTCATTCGTACGTCGGGGCGTTGCCGACGGGCGTCATGCCGTCGATGAGCTCAGGGTCATCCAGGTATTGCACGCTGACGACGTCGCCGGTCGCTTTCATGACGAGCGTGAGCGGCTGGTCGAGAATGACGAAGCTATCGTCGCCGCCCTCGATGTACTCGCGGGCGCCCTCGACGATCAGCCAGGCGTCAGCGTTTTCATACCCATAATCGGCGGTCATGTATTCGCCACGGTTGCCCAGGTCGCGCCACGCGGGCGCGTTGAGCTCACTCGCGATCTTGCGCGCCTGCTCGAAAGTTGTCGTCATCTTCCCATCGCCTTACGTGCGGCAAGCCGCTCGGCTTGCCTAGCGTCCCATTCGTCAATCAGCTTTTGCCGTTCATCCTGCGGGACTTCTTCATATCTGCCGGTCGCCTTGTTCATGCGCCAGAAGGGCGGGATGAGCTCGCTCGTGCCGTCCGGTTTTTGCCGAGTGTACGCATAGCTCATCTTCTTCTTCTGCGCCGTCGTCGGCCCTGCCGCCGCTTTCTTCTTCGCCGCTTCGTCGAGTTCGGTCGCGAGCTCGGGCGGGCGGGATTCGAAGGCGTCGGCAATAGCGTCAGTAGCGGGCATCTTATCGTCGATCCTGACGACCTTCAACGAGCGCGGCTGAAATTTCCCGCTCGCCAGGTGCCCCGCCGCGTTCGAGTTGCCCGTCTGCGCCTCGATGTAGACGGGCTTGCCGTCGATCTTCTCCCACGAGAAGACGTGACCGCCGCTCTTTGCCCAATAAAGTTGAATGAAGCCGCGAGCCCCTTCGGGCTGATCTTCAATCCACTCGTCGAGCCTGACCTTCGCGTTATCCGAACCGCCTTCGACGATCTTGCCGCCCGGTTTACGGTTCACGTCAGTCGCGTCGTAGAACTGTTTGCGGGTCGGCGGCAGGCCGAGCCCGCCCATGCGTTCGAGCTTCGGCGGGTTGCCGTCGGCATCCTTCCACCATGTTTCGATGTACTCGTCTTCGAAGCGCCCCTTGCCGCCCTTCACGGGCGCCGCGTTCACGTCGTACCCGCGACGCCTGAACTCGTAGGCGTTGACGACTGACGTGCAATTGTTCGAGTACGTCTTATTGTTGATATCCAGCACGCGGGCGGGGTTGATGAGCTTTGCTTCGGCGAACAGATCGGCGGCTGACTTCGGCGCCGGGTTCGACGCCTTGATTGGTAGCTGATTGATCGCGTCGTATCGTTGCGACGTGCCCTTGCGGCGCTTCGGCGGGGCGGCGGTCGGCGCGGGCGGCAAGCCAGGCTCGGCGGGCTTCGGGGTCGCCGGGGCGGGCGCAGGCACGGCGGGCGCGGCCTTCGGCCTGCGCGGGGCGCGGGGCGTCTTCGGTGCGGGCGCAGGCGGCGGCGTCGGCGCGTCAGGTAGCACGGGCAGGGTCGGCGGCTCGGGCGGTAGCTTCGGGCTCGTGCCGCCGTAGATCATTACGAGCGTGCCGCGACAGCGGGCGCCGCCCTTGCACGCCCCATACCCGCCCGTCTCATACTCGACGCGGGCTTCGGCCAGGGTCGCGTATTTCTTCTGATCGACCTTCGCGCACGGGTCACACGTCGCCCCGTCGAGAAGCTCGCTTGCCCATACGTCAGACGGTTCGAGCTCGTCGGCAGTGTCGTAGCGCCCGGCGCCCCGCGCCGAGTGAATCGCCTGAGTCGCTTGATCGACTGCGCCAGCGGGCTCGACGTCGGCGATCGCCTTCGCCACGGTCGCCCGTTCGACTGCGCCGCCGAGCAGGGTCGCCGGGGTCAGGAATTGCGCCTGAAGCACGCCCGTCACCCGTTGCCAGAAAGACGACGCGACAGCACCGGCCAGGGCATCGAAGAAGCCGCCGTCAGCGAGCGCCACGTCGGGCGCGGCAGGGGCGAGCTTCGGCTTCAGGTCCGAGACGTCGACGCCCTGACGGCGCGCTTCGTCGAGCACGATTGCCGATGACCCTTCATAGACGCGGCTGAGTATGGTGCCGATCTGCGCCTTCAGGTTGCCGACGGCGTGCGCCACAGTCGGCGGCTGAGTCGCGAGCAAAGCGGTCAGACCGGCGCTTAGCTGAGCGGGCGCGATCGCGTCGGCGGTACCGAATAGGGCGGCGGTGATCTCGCGCTCAAACAGGGCTTGCAACGAGACGATAAGCGCCAGGGCTTCGGCTTCGGCGTCACGTTCGAGCTTGTCGATCTCGCCGAACTTGACCTTCGCCCGGCGCTCGGGTTCGGTCAGGGCGCGCGTCGCGCCCGGCACGCTGACGCCCGCGTCGGCTTCGGCGAGCATGAGCTCGCGGTCGATCTCGGCGAGCATGAGCTCGTCGTCGATGACCGGGCACAGATTACACACTCGCCCCGCCCCTGAGTTCGATGATGCGGTCGAGCTTCGCCATGAGTTCGGCGTCGTGTGCTGACGGGGCGCTGAGCGCCGCTGAAGCGGGCGCGGGTGCCGGTGCCGGGGCGGGTGCTACGGGCGCGGCAGGCGCCGGGGCGAGCGGCTTGCGTGACGTGATCGTATCCGCGACGGGCAAGCCGTTGCGGCGGCGAACGTGCTCTTCGAGCTTGTCGTCAGGCACGACGATGCCCGCGTCGACGAGCTCTTTGATCGCCGTGCTCGTAATCTCTTTGTTATCAGACAGGCGCCCCGGCGACAGTGTCGGGTATGCCTCATCCGGTCCGAAGTTGAGCTCGACGAGATCGCGAATCACATGCTCGGTAAACGTCGCCGCGATCGCGTCAGCGAGCGACTGAAGCGACTGAGTGAAGACGTCGACGAACGTCTCGCCGAGCGACCGCGCCCCGGCGTCGTGCCCCAGGGTCAGGAACATCGCGAGCGCCGAAGCGGCGATCTTCTCGTCGTGGTATTTGATCTGCGGCATGAGGTCGACCGTCTGACCCGCGACGCCCTGAAGGGTGAAGGTCGCGCCGTTCGGCAGGGCGACGCCCGCCTGAGCGCCCGCCCTGAAGTTTTCGATGATCGCTTCGGCGTCGGCGCGCGGCAAGATCGCATCGTCGGCGCTGATGACCGGCACGCCCATGCCGTTACGCTCGGCGATCTGCGCGTTGAGCCTGATGAGCTTCTCGTTGATGAGCCAGTGCTTATACGCCTGCCGAAGAATCGACCGGCCCGCCCAGTCGGCGCCCTCTTTGTTCAGCGTATACATGACCAGGTTGTCGACCGGGATGAAGACCGGCGCGAAGTCGAGAAGCCCTTCGCCGCCGAGCGGCGTCTGACTAATCCCGGCGAGCCCGCCGTCGCGCCCGACGTGAATCTGCGCGACGGTGCGCGGCAGGCGCGGGGCGAGCTTGCGAAGGTGAAGCAGTACGGGAGTGCCGAAGCTCGCCTCTTGCTCGGGCGTCGCCGGGACGGGCGCGTAAACCTGTTCGAAGGGCATGAAGCCGAAGGGCAGGCATAGGCACGCTTGCGCCAGGTGCTCGCTGAACACGATGCCCTGCTTGCGTTTACGGTTCAGCGTCTCGCCAGGGTAGAGCAGGCCGATGCCCTGCTTGACGAAGGTCATGACTTCGGGGCGCACGTCGGCGCCTTCGAGCCGCCAGTTCGCCGCCATAATCGGCAGGGTCGCGGCGTTGAGCATAGAGCCGATCTGACCGTCGGTCGTGCGCATCTCGTCGTAGACGGCGACGTTGTACGGGAAGCGAAGATCGGGGTTCGGGTCATACGGGTCGACGACGTACTTCGTCACGTTGCGGCGGTCGAAGTACGAGTTCGGGTCAACGGCGAGCCCGCCCGTGTGCCCGGCTTCTGCCGTCTCTATCTGCTTAGCCATGCCTAAAGCTTGCCTTGCCTTTCGGGTTAGTTGTGGGACGGTCACGACCGAAGCGACGCAAGGTCGCCGGTCAGGGTAGTCGAGCGCCTGCGTGCCCGCTCTTGCTCGACGGCGGTGCGGGGCGTCGCCTGCTTGCGCCCGACCAGGTCTTGCACGAGATAACGCAGGGCGTCGGGTGCGTGGTCTTCCGAATGAGTGTCGACGTCGTCGGGGTTCACACTGTCGCGCGGCATCGCGGGCAGGGTGCGAATCAAGTTGACGCAGTTCGAGTAGATGAGCAGGCGCGGGAAGCCGTCCTCTCTAACGCGCATCTGCTCGTCGAGTAGCGCCCACCCGCCGACGCGCTCGTTGCGCGCCTTGCGCACGTATGAGCCGAAGACCTGCCGGTAGCTGTCAGCGATCGAGCCAGGCGGCGGCACTGACGGGTCGGTCGACTTCGCGCCGGGCTGAGTCATCGACCGCGCCCACATAGACGGGTCGAGCACGAGCGGTATGGGGCGGTCGGGTCGGCGCTCGTCAGGGGCTTCGCTGTCACGGATGAGCTCGGCTTGTTGACGCGGGGTCAGGCCCGGCTTGTAAAGCTCCCGATAGACGACGATCAGATCGTCGGCGAGCTTCGCGCCCCACAACGCCGCGAACGGCGCAGACGAACCATAGTCGATGCCGACGGCGCGCGGGTATCCGGCGACCGGGATAGGCAACTCTTCGGGCTCGATGACGTGAACCTGTCGGGAGAAGTCAGGGAAGCGGACGCCTTCGAGCACGTCCCAATCGCCGTCGCGCATCGCCCGGCGCAGATTGTCGCTGAGCGCGTTGAGCGTGTCGATGTAGCTATCGTCGAGTGACGGGTTGTCGCTCGACTTCGCGGGGATATAGCACTTCGTTTTAGGGCGCGGCTCGCGGGCGGTCGGCTTATTCCTGAAGACCTTGCCAGCGGGCGCCGGGTCGATGAAGGTCTTCTTGACCCAGTGATGACCGATGCCGCCAGGGTTCGCGGTCAAGATCATGCGCGGGCGAATCCCGAGCTTCGCCATAGCGTCGGCGACCGGCCCGCCAGCACGGACGCGCGAGCGCATAAAGTCGTACATTTTGAACGTGAAGTGCGTCGCTTCTTCGAAGACGATTAGCTGATATTCGGCGCCCTGATATTTGAGCTTGTCGGCGTCGCGCTGAAGGTGCCCGAGTTCCAAGATCGAGCCGTTGTGAAAGCGAAACAGGTGCTTCGTCGAGTTGTACCTGCCGAGCTCCTTCGGGATTTCCTGAAGCAACGGTTCGACGACTGACCGTTCGAGGTCGGGGAACGTGCGGCGAAAGATGATCGCGCGCAGGCCAGGCACGCGCAGGCACATTAGCACGGCTTCGGCCCGTGAGAAGCGGGACTTGCCGCCGCCTGCCGCGCCGCCGTAGAGCAGTTCGTCGACGAGCTTGTGATGCGCGAGCGTCTGCGGCCCAGGGTGCGGCTCGTACTGATAGCAAACAGTTTTAGGCATCGGCGCCGTCGAGCTCGATCTCGGGCTCAGCCATGCCGCCCTGCGGCGTCAGGGCGGGGCTGAAGGCGACGTTGATGACGCCGTCGCCGCTTGTCTCGATCTGCGTCGGCTTGTAGAGCCCGAGCAGTTTCGCGCGTTGCTCGCCGACCTTTAGGGCGGTCGATACGGCGCGGTCGTCGCCGCGTGCGATGCGGGCGCCGAGTACGCGCAGGTAGTTGTCGAGCCGCATGAGTTCCATCTGAAGCACTTCTTCGGCGGGCTCTTGCACGATTTGCTTCATGCCCGAGACGACGGCGCGGCGGGCGTTCGAGCGGTCGCCGTTGAAGAGCTTGCCGCCCTTCCATTTTGAATCGGCGATTTCCTGATAGGTCATGCCGTAGCTTCGAAGCTGTAGCGCCTTCGCGACCTTCTCGGCGGCTTCGATGTTTGCCGGGTTCGTGCGGCGTGGCAT